TATAGTGTTTTATTCAATCACGAATTAGGCGAAGACGGGAAGATGACCTCTGTGAACGAGGATCTTGTTGATTTTATAAAAGGAATTGTGCTACAAGAGAAACTAATTGACGGGTATGATGGTAGCTCATTAACGACTACCGAAACGGATGTGCAGCATTCTGGTGCGTCTGATATGGATAATACGGATTATGTTGAGAGGTTGTATTTTACCTCTACAGGACCAGGTAGGTCAAGTTCCCACTATAGAAAAGAGACTCCTTACGGTCGAGTCAATATGGCCCACGCCCGTTTTGATGTGAGAATGGGCGAAAACGGGAAGGTGATGTTCGTGATTGAAATACAGAGCGATCATCATCAGAAAGGGAATAAGTACGGGTATAATTTCTTAAGTCAACGAAATCAAAAAGTTGCAAAATCTTTAGTAGGAAATACAGCGATAAGAGATTATGTCGGACAGGTTTTATACCTAGGGGATGTTAGTATATTGCGAGACCCTGATTTGTTAATGAGTGATTTTTATACTTGGATAGGAGACACAGATGGATATGGATATGACTTAGTACAGGCATATAAGAAAGGTGGAATGAACGGTAGGAAGTTGAATCCTAATACATTACAACGTGCTATAACGGAGACTTATTATAATCACGCTCGTCTTCAATTACAGTCAATAGCAAAAGAGACAGTAAAAGATAGAGAAGAGCATTCTACAGTTGTTCATACTTTAGAGAGTTTTATTGAGAGATTTAATATAACAGATATGCAAAAGCTTGACGAGAAGATGCAGGACCTTAAGGCTGAGATAGAAGAAGAATTGGTTAGTGGGAATATAACAGCAAAAGAGGCAAAGCGTAGGTATTACGACTTAATAGATTTTATAAGCGATAATGAAGACCTTATAGCGATTTGGGTGGATGCGTATAACTATAAGCAGGGTGACTATGCGCCATCCCCGGGAATGAACGGCATGTGGTTGGATCATGTTCTAAAAGATCTAGTCATCGAAGCACATAAGCGTGGGTTTACTGAGATAGCTTTCCCGAGTGAGGAACACGCTTTGATGATTCAAGCCGGTAGTTTTGGGTTTGGGGAATTCAACTCAATGCGGACTAGGTTCATTCGCAATGGAGGGAAGGGGACTCTTAACTTTTATGGTGAGTCCCTTCCTGGTAAACTCAAGAAGATTGCGAAAGGAAGGAATAGTAACGAGTCCGGTCCACGATCCAAATTGACAACAGGTAAAGTAGAATCTGGACGATATAGTAGTAAAACCTTCTTTGATGATTTGTATCTTCAGATAACACCCGATCTTGTTGATTGGGCCCAAGATCCTGTCTTCCAACGTGGGAACGATAAGAAGGTTGTGAAGGGTGCCACTTGGTTGAGAAACCAGACACAGGCGGCTATATCTATTTTCCGCTCCGGAGATCTTGGAACAATAGCTCATGAGTTTGCCCACCTTTGGGTACACTCTATGACTGGTGAACAACGTCGGTATTTCCAAACTGAGTATGTGGATAAGTATGGTGAAGTTGGAGGACAAGAGGCATTCGCTAACGATTTCCTAAACTTCATTATGTTCAATAAGGCGATAGAGATGAACCAGGAGAGGTTGGCGGTTCTTAATATGGCCCGTGAGCATTTGCTGAATCTCTATAATAGAACATCAGACTTTGGTTTTCATAAAGAGCCGCTGTCACCAGAGGCGAGTAGCTTCTTCGAGAATGCATTCATAGGTGCACTGGAAGGCACAGGGGATGATGCTCTACCTGGGCAGTATATCAGAGCGGCGATGGACGATCACGCTCCGTTGGGTTCTTTGTTGAATAACAAGGAAGGCATCCGGAGGCTTGAGAATTACTTTGAACACGGCGCGTTGTTTAGAGGTGTCGGGAAGGGTAGATTAGAAAGAGCAATCCCCCTTTGGGCCACTCGCCAAGATGCTGTTTTGCAACAGATTAAGATGGTTATGCGTGGGATAGATGCGTTGGGTTTGACGAGAGAGGAACGTCGGGCTCTCGCTCTCTACTCAGATCTACCACAATCGAGGTATGAAGCAGAAGTCCCTGCGGCAATGAGGAATAAAATAGAACCTGGTAGGCAACTAATCAGGGCGTTCTTCCAAGAGGTCAGACAAGCAGCTAAGGCGTCTGGTATCCTCGAGTATGACCACTTTGACACTATGTTGAATTGGGCGAATAGAGAGTTGGGGCGTCCTCAGAATTCCTCGCCAGATAGCCAAGCTGCTCTCGAAGAGTTTGTTAGAACTGTGGAACTTGCTAAGAAAAGAACCCCAGATGAGGAAGCTGCAGGGTTTGTTCACATAATGATGAGCTGGTTTGCTAGCGATGTAAAGCATAACCCGAAGAGGACTTTGAGTACCCTACAGTCGCTAAGTTACAAGATGCGACAAAAGCGTCGTACGTTTTTCATAAGTGATCTACTGGAGAAGGATGAAGAAACTGGGGAATACCCCGGAGGGTTTGATCCAGAGAAGGTTGATATAATAGATAGTGTTTGGGAATACGGCTTTATGGCCGCCAACGATATCGCGTGGAACACTGTTATCCGTGCAGGTATTGAAGACGGGCTTGTTCGGAAGCTAGCGCCGAATGAGAAGCTGCAGGCTCAAACAGGGCCGATTGAAGACAAGGGTTGGCAGATCTTCTGGTCTTACCCGCCACGCGGGTTCAAGATGTTGGAGGGGTATAAGGTTGATAAGGTTCTCTTGAACTATATCCAATCTATGAACAACTTCCACGTGGAATATAATCCGTTTGCGCGGTTAGTGACTAAGATCAAACTGTGGTCGTTTACAAAGCCGTTGTTGCTGGCTACTTACAACTTGTTCCAGCACGCGGCAGTGGCCAGGTCTCGTGCCCTCCTGTTTCCACACTACGTAGGTAAGGCATTTAAGCATTTGTACGGCGCAGATGGGTTGGGTGAAGATTCATTCAATATGCTGGAATATATGGCTCGGGCGGCGAAGGATCATATGGTTATGTCGACGTTCGCCCAGGCCGTGTTGTGGAACGGTGTAGCGGGACAACCTTATCCAAGTCCATATAGGGATCTTGAAATAGACAAAATGAAAAAAGGTCCTTGGTATAACAGGATGATTTATGATCTCACAATGTGGGAGAATGAGAAGAAGGAAGGGGATTCTGTCGCCAAGCATCTTGGGAAGAACGTTGGTAGAGCCGCTCAGACGGTGGCAACTGCTTCGCCGTTTTATAGGTTGATCGCATGGAAGTTGGCTTGGCAGATGGATAGAATCCAGCGTGTTGCAACAGCTATGATGTTGGTAGATAAAGGGTTCACTATTGAGGAAGCCGCGTGGACGGCGAATAGATTCCACGGCGCCTATACAAGTGTGCATCCTAAGTTGAGAACGAAGGGTATGTGGTGGCTATACACACCAACGTTTAAGATAGCAATGTCTAAGTTGGTGTTAGATAATATTAAGGAGACTGTGAGGCAGACCCCTGCGCTGAACAAACCAAGGACTTGGAAGGATAGGAATATCTACCACGCTGGGGCAACAGGCGCACTGGGTCTCATGATCGCTTCGAATATCGCAGTAGACTTTCTCATGAACTCGTTGGGATACGAAGATGATGATTGGGGAGTGCGGTATGTTAAGAGGTTGGTCGACGATGAAGGAGCTGAGTTCGAACTGGTAACGGCCGTGAGTACCCCGTTCAACCTTGTGTTGCGCCACCTTTATCGGCAGGTTAGGGAGTTTGCCGGGGTGTCGCAGAGACCTATCGCGGATGCGTTGGCTTCAGAGAAATACCAGTTGACACCAATGTTCCCTATTATTATTGCTTTGTTGAATAATCAAAAACCCTCGGGCGGTCCGATCTATGATGAATACGACCTGAGGCGAATAAATCTGCCGAATGGCTTAGGTGTTAACTACGGCCAGTTTGCAGACATGGCGAAGTATATCTATGTCGAAGCTTTGCCGTGGGTTAAGTTGACTAGGGGAATCCCTGGGTTCGGTGACGACATTGCAGAGGCGATGGGTGATTCTTTCTGGAATGATACTGATGAGTTGGTTCACAGAATCCTTTATCGAGAACATGCTTATTGGCATCAGTTCCTTTTGAACCAGTTCTCGTTCTCCTACGTTAGGAAACCAGAGTGGTTGAGGGTCGGCAGGGATATGGAAGAACTCAAGCGAGGATTTGGTTGGGTGCATAAGCAGGCGATGAACGAAGACATTAGTGAAACCGAGCTTATGCAAAAGGAATACTTGTTTGAAAAGAGATTCCTTGAGCTTGAGCAGAAGATGGACAGAGCTTATTTCAAAACACATAGGAAGATCAAAGGCTGGCGAGGTGTAACCAGTGAAAACGTCGTCGCGCTACCAGAACCCAAGTAGCGTTCCATATTGTAACATCACTCGTTTACAACAACCTCGATACGCCAATCAGCGGAGCCTTTGATACGTTCGGTTTTGATCTCCCCGACGCGTTCCAGGGTTATGACAACCTTCCTGAGATCGGGCTCAGGTGCATCATCCATACATCTTCGAAGGATATCAGTAAATTTCAGCGGGATGTTTTTACGGTCGAAGTTTTCGATAATCATTCTGACTTTAGCAATAAGGAAGGCAAGCTCAGATCGTCCCACTCCAGCAAGGGCGCGTTGCATATCTCGCTCGGCATCCACTAACCAATTGAGTGAACGCTCGAAGTCCTTTGCTGATAAGATAAGAGACCCGCCGCGACTGGCGGACGATATCACTGCGAGTTTGACCAGATGGTTCCTTCGCCGGCCATTATAACCGTGAAATCGTTCATCTAGAAACGGCGGGTTTTCTTCAGTTTCTAAACTCCAGCCCGTGTATAACTCTCTGAACTCCGGACTGACCTGCACACCACCCATCATGCGGTGGATAGAGCGGAGATCCCCTAGTAGGGCTTTCTCCATCTCCTTTTCTTCTTCTGTGATTTCGTGGAAAGGGACGACTTTGTCTTTCTGTTCGGCGTAGATGAAGATCATTCTGGAAGTAAGCCCACCTCCGATAGCATCTGCTGAAAGAGCCTGTTGAAGTGATTCAGCGGTAGAGGCTCCGACAAGGTTAAAGTACATGTTCGAGAGCTTGTCAACTCCTTGGGTTTTAGTCTCGTATTGCCACTGATTGGGACAGTCATAGAAGTCACAGAGATCCCGGAGGAACTGAGGGTTGTTGAATCCCAAAAACACAGTGAGTTCGCTGGAATGGACGGTGAGACTACTATGGTTAATGACGACAACAGATTCGGGGCTGATGTCTGCAGACTCAGTCTTAGCAAATCTTCGGATGAGGGCTTCACGGGTTATGACCTCCGCTGTTATCGGGACGCCGATATCTTGAAGTAGCCGCCGGGCTGGTTTCATCGAAGTTGATTTCTGCGTGGCAGATGGGCCAACTAAGACGATATACATATTAGGATAGAAATACAAATCTGTCCCAAAACGAGCGTATACTTTACGCTGTAACGCGGCGGCTACTGTAGAGATGGCTACCCACTTATTGAAAAGCTTAGGTGGTTCTGTATTCTCTACGTATTCTAAATAACTGTCAATCCAATCAGGTAAAACCCGAGTGTCAAACATAGAGATCTTCGAATAGTTTTAGTGGTTCGGTGGCATCTTTTTCTAACGCAGCGGCCATAGGGCCAGTACCGGAGCCATACTTGAAATTGGTACACTCCTTGAGCCCCATAGGATTGTCTTTATCCCTCTTGGCAAGGTTCATACCTATGGAGACATCAGCAGGTATTGTCCATTCTGCTCCTCGATAGAAAAGGGGCTGCTCAAGGTTACGGGTGATGAGAAATACTCGCTCAGCGATCCAACGCCAGCCATGCTTGAGTGGGAAAAGGAGATCCATCGAGTCGTGTTTGTCGCGGATTTGGATGACTTCGCTGAGCTCTGGCTCGTTGTAGACATAGAGCATTCCCCATCTATCCATGATCTGTCGCACAGTAGATTGTGGTATAAATGAGTAAGCCTCTCGCATCGTATCGTTATCGCGAGGATCTCCCCAGAAGATTCTCTTCTTGTCGAAGCAGTCGATAAGAGTTCTGTCTGAACGGATAGCACGTTCAATCCAAGCCCAGTAGTTAGGTAGTCCCGGATACATCGCGAGAATCGAGTCAAGAATAAGTTTCGCCTCTTTTTGAGGCATCTCATTCTGGAGCGCGAATGTGACGTGCCCTTCGTGGTAGTTGATCGCATGGTTCCCCTTCTTTCCCCAGAACCTTTGTGAATACTTCCCTCCAGCGAACGGCGCAGATCCGGGTTCGTCGCTTATCTGATCAGGAGGTATCTTAAAAATGGCCGATGCAGTGAGAGCGTGAATATCCTCTCCTCTTTCAAAGGCGGCCTGCATTTTCTGCTCCGGCGCGATATATGCAACCACACGGTTTTCGGCTTGGGAGAGGTCGATAGAGATAATAACATACCCATCATCTGCAACGAGATACCTGTCCATCCCAGGTGGGATATTCTGCATATTAAGACCGGTACCAAAGATCGTCTTAGATGATGAAAGCCTTCCGGACCGTGTGCCGGCCGGGTTGTAGTTACCACGCGTACGTCCATCGTCGTCTAACTTTGCATCGTAATAGGTTGACAGTAACTTTCTATCATGTCGGATATCGAGGATGGTTGAGGCTTCTTTTCTTCCATGAGTTGTGCTAAGTCGCACCAGTGCCGTAGCGTCTGTGGTTGGTCGCTTAGTCTTTCGATTGATGTACGGTTTGATATTAAGTTCGTTATAGAAGTAGTCTTGAAGCTGTTTCGTGGAATTTGGATTGAGAGGTCGTCCGACAAGATCGTCGAGGGTCTGCTGGTTCCGGGCGATTTGCCCCTCCAACTTATCGCGTTCGTTTTGAAGCCCATTGTGATCTGTCCTCACTCCGTAGAATGTCATGGCGTGTAGTGGGTGCAACTGCGCCATTCTGATATCGAAGGAATCTCGAATACCCACTCGGTCCAACTGTGCTTCGAGTTTGTGTTTGATGGGGAGAAGGACTACGGAGTCCAACGCAGAGTAGCGCCAGAAGTCCCGTTCTTCCCATACTAGTTTACCCCATATCTTACCCTCGTCCTTGTAGTATGGAACCTCGGTTAGGACAGAGGTCATGAAGTCCAACCCTGCTTCAAACTCAGGGTAGAGCATCTTATGTGCCACCATTGTACAGAACATATTATTGGTTACTATCCCATAATCATTGTATACAAAACCTGAGTCAAAGATTGCGTTCTGTATGACCTTCTCGATGTCCGGATTCTCAAGAACATCTCCCATCGTAGTGATAATAGCTGTCTCTTGGTCAGGATCGAAGTAGTGCCCGGCTTTACATTGGATAGGTATAGAAATTGCTGTTCGCTCGTCGATTGAGAAGCTGAAACAGGATATGTGATCGTGCATGACTTCAATATCAAAGCCCACCTCCTTCGCCTTTTTGCAATCCTCGAGAAACTCCATCGATGTGGTGAAGTCAGGAGCGAGGATCAAGTCGTGTTTGGGAGATATGATGTCAGGGGAGACAGATTCCGACAAGACCCTCGCTAGATCACGTTGTATGTAGTGGCGCCACTTGTACATACCCCGAAGGACGGACGCCGGGTGGATGATTGGAATAACCTTGAGACCCGGTACCAGGGTGGATTCCAATATAGAACCCCGCCACTTAGTTATCCCCTTCAAACCTGTCAAGGCCCATAGCGGTACATTACCGACAGCCACAACCACGTTTGGTCGTATCTGTTCAAGCTCTTCTTTTAGAATACTCTTGAATTCTACAAAGGCGTCGGATTCAACCGCCTGCTTTTTGCTTAGATCGACGAAGCTACTTATGCTCTTATGGGGTAGAGTTTTTACGACGTTGGTGATATAACACTGGTTACGCACGATACCGGCGGCACGAGCTAGCTGGTCGAAAAGAAGCGAACCAGCGGGACCGATAAATGGTATACCTACCGCCGCTTCCTTGTGGCCGGGTGCCTCACCAACGAAACAGATCTGTGCATCAAGTGGGCCTTGACCGGGTACTAGGTTCATGAAAGTGTCTCTTTCTTACACTCCGAACAGTGATGGTTCCATTCGTCAGCGTCTTTGTAGTTCAACCAGTCGTCCCGTGCCATGAAAGCAACTAAGACGTTCCAGCTCTCTACTCGGTATGTCTTCGAGTGAGTACAACGGTCACAGTGGACGTCGAACACTAGAGTCTCTTGAGTCGACGAATCGTAGTCTTGCTTTATCATTTTCTACCTTTGGGAGATGTGGTGGGCCGTAGCGCCAAAAGCGTGCCCGTATGTATCCTTCTAGTCTTGCTACCTTTCTTTCAAGGAGCTCGATGCGTTCTTCGTCAGTCATTGTAACTCATTCAGACGCATTTGAAGATATTCCCAAGTACGAGGCGCCATATGTTTCAGCTTTGCGTATCCTGTACCTAGGCCCATTGTAGGGATAACAATGGTTCTATCATGTTCAAGAATCTTTTCGAACGCTTTGTCAATAGCTCGTATGTTGTCGTCATACTCACTATCACAAAAGAACGCTTCTGTTCTCATATGAGGAGATTTTTTCGTAGGTACCCCTATAGCATTAGGTTCACCGCGCATCTCTTTGGCCTGACCACCAAGACCTTTTTGTTCCACGTTGTCGCCAAACAGGAACAGTTTGTCTCTATTGTGTTTGAGATCGTCCCGGCGTATCCAGCCCCAATACTCAACCTTCATCATAACTCCTAAACGGGTGAATCGAGGACATCACGCGATCCGCGAAGAGTTCAGACTGTTTCTCGCTGAGGTCCCAACCGATAACACGGTGTCCGTGATTAACTCCAGCCAGAATATCGTTCCCAGAGCCAAGAAAAGGAGAAACGATAGTTTTGCGGTCGTGAACTCCGGAGAAAGTCGCGATGATTTCCTCCATGAGTTCGATAGGCTTCTCGGTCTCGTGGATCTTCTTCGCTGGTGGAACAGGTTTGAAGTGGAAGACACACGAGCGGCCCTTCTTAACCAACTTTGCCTTCGCACCAGCGTGGCGCGCATAGATGAAAGGCTCGTAGGTTGGTGCGAGGGCCATGTCAGGGCGCATAGTTTCACCTTGACCTCCTTTGTACCAGATCGCCGGCATTGTATTCGCAGCGAATTTGAACTTACCGAGCATATCGTATAGGAATTGTTGATAAGTTGTGGCGAACCATAGTATTAGCCAACCCTCCGGCTTGAGTATCTTGCTGGCATACGCAAGGACGGCGGGTATATTCTGTAGCATATCGTCGTGAGCCCACTCAGTGTAGTCAATATCATGGTTGCGGGTCTCGTCGCGGCGTTTGGCAAAGTCGATCACATACGGAGGGTCAATAAGCATCAAGTCAGCAGTGTTCTCTGCGACGTGGGATAACCCTTCGAGGGCGTTCCCGGTGACGTAGGACGAGATAACCATCTTCTTGAACTTGCCGCCCGCAGAGGATTCTTCCTTAACCTCCTGTGCAATCTTCTTGGCACGAACCTCACGTTCCATACGATCCAACATCTGCCGAGCCTGCTTCTCGGTCTTAGCTTTGGCCAACTCAGGGTGGGCCTTCAACGCCTCGGCCATTTGCACGGCACGGGAGACGTCGGCTTTGGAGGTCTTCAGCTCCTTCGCCGTCTCTGCCATTGACGCACCCTCGGGATTGGTGGCAGATTTTTTCCCCTTGACCTTGAGCTGTAGCTCGTGGATCTTGGCTTTGATAAGTTTTTCTTCGGCCCACGATAGGTCAACGCGGTGCAGGTTTTCGTGGAGCTCGATGGTTTGTCGCTGTTCTTCGTCGATATCTTTCGGGTATATGTTAACTGGTATCTCGTCGTAGTCGAGTTTGTCGCAAGCGATGATCCTCCTGCCTCCAGCCAGAAGGGTATATTTGTGGCCATCTGGGCCTCCTTCCACTACAGCCAACGGCTCGATCAATCCGACCGATCTGATGGACTTAACCAAGTTTTGTAATTCCTTATCTTCGATATCCTGTCTAGCACGTTCCCCCACAAAGATTGTTTTTCTTTCAATCGTATCAGTCCGCGTTGGCTTCTGGAACACTGTCGTCTCCGAATCTTTTCTTTAACAGTTCACGTAGTTTATCTTCATCAAGGGAAGCAGCTAGATCCCGGAAGGCTTCCTTTTTCTTGACAGACTTGTTGATGCGCGTCTTCTGCGCTTTGGTGTAGTTGCGTTTTGATGTGGCTATTGTAAACTCCATGCGCTCGCGTCTTTGTTCGAGAATAATGGCGATTGCGGTCGCAGGGGTTAGATCACAAATAGAGTTTCTCATTCCCTCAAGCTTCATCAACGCCCTCCATTTTTAACAGTATCCCGAACAGCGAATGAAGATCGTCCTTGGCTTTGCCGTCAGGTATTTCTTCCGCTACCTTTTGCATCAACCCGACGAGCTTGGTTCGCTCTTCGACATAACATTTAGTGGTGTTAATATCGAAGTGGCCGTTGTAGAGGGTGGTTAACCCTACATCGCCTTCGTTCTTGATTGTCAAGATTACTTTATCAATCACATGAAGGAATATCTTACGTGTGAAACCTTTCGGTACGTGGTCTCTGAGGTCGTTATACATCTCTTCGGAGAGATCGAAGGCCAACCTGACGGCTGGTGTAGATGCCCTGTGGCGGGGATTCTTGTTCATTTATTATCCACTAGTGTTACAAAATGGAACAGAAGTTGGGGAAGCCAAGTGTGTGGACTCAGCTTCCCCTGAGGCAGATCAGGCTTTTGAGGTGTAAGCTTTGATAGTGTTACGAGTAACACCGTCTTCGCCAACCTCTTGATCCACCGTCGCCCAGGCTTCGTAACCCTCGACCTTCTCGGCAGTATCGGCCCAACAGAGAAATACTGTCTCGTTTTCGTCGGTCACTGTAGTGAACCCACGATTGCCGAAATCTTCCAACAGGCCAAAGGTACTGAGGAAACCCTTCCACCGCATCTTCTTGTTCATCGCGGTGTTTTCATCATCCTCATCTGCAGGCTGACTGATGAAGCTAGACATCATCGGAATAGCCACAGGGAGGATTGCTTCACCCTCTTCGTTTTTCAGATCGCCGTCGGTGACGACGAAGGAAGCACGAACGTAGGGCTTTCCAGAGTTCCTGCCCCGGCCAACGTACATAGCGGCAATCTTGATCTTGCACTCAGTACCGACCGGGAGCAGGGTTGGCTCCGGAACGTCATCCATTCGATCATCGAGGAATCCAAAGTCATTATCCATTGGATTCGTCCTCCTTCTTTTCTTCTCCCTCTTCTGTTTCTTCATCCTCGGGCAACGAGAGGGCGTCAGCCGGGATGGTTACTCGTTTTTCTTCGAGTAATTCGACAAAGGATTTGAGTATCGCCCGACGGGAGTGCTCCCAGGGGGCGGCGGTTACTCGTTTTGGTTTCTTCGTGTGTTTGATCACGTTGAGTATGTCAACTACGCCAAGTGCCATGTTAGATTTTCTCCTTTGATGGAATGGCAGGGCGTCCGGGTAGTTTGGTTTCGTCAATCTTGTGATCACCACACCAGTCGTCAGGGAATACTGCTGGCCACCCTTTGACGGTTGGGGATCTGTGACGGCAACGCCCGATAGGTCTGTAATCAGATCCTCTTGGCGTTTTTTCTACCCACCACATACAAGTCTGACACCTCATTGTAGTGCTCCGGTGTGCCCAGTTGTCTACAGCCATGTTAGAACTCCTTGTCTTGCCACTCGTATCCTGCCTTTTCGAGTAGTTTCGTAATATCTGCTTCTTCTGTAGCCGCGAAAGTGTCTGCCCCGATTCTTGTTCCCGCTTCAAACGCTTTGTACGGGCGAGTATGAATCCTTGCTCCGGATGTGGTACGTTCAACATAGTACATCTCCGAGAAGACCGGGGGGATAGTTACTTTTGATCGTTTGCCGACTGTGTATAGAGAGCCGACAAGTCCTCCTTCTTTTTCGTCCTTCTCGATCTCGCCGTGTCCTGTTACGATAACATAGCAGGGGAGGTTGACTAGGCGGACGAGTTGTTCTTTGAGGATGTTCTGGCACATAAGCCAGTCTTGGATCGCCGGGTGTCCGTCTTTACGTTTCTTCCGTTGGATCTCCTTGTTCATCAACGCCTCGGCCACAAACGATAGGGAGTCCAACACGTATGTTCGTATGCAGTTGAAAACACCGTCCCTGTACATTTGGTTGACAGTTTGTAACCATCTGTCCCATTGTTGAGCACCAGTAAGCTGGATGCCACGAGTGACGATTTCTTTCTCAAACGAATTATCAATGACGATCCTGCCGCTGGCGATATCGTCGGCATAGACTTTACGGAGGGTAGCAGTACCCTGAGGATCGAACGAGTGAAACCAGATTGGGCCCGGTGCAGTAGCTGCTGTACGAGTTTTTCCGGAACCTTTAGGGCCGTACAAGATGAACGCGCACCGATCGTTTTGAGCGGTTTCAGTGTAAGCGGCTTTAAGGCGCTCTCGCTGTTCTTCATACTTCTTCCGGTTCTGTTCCGAATCCGTCGAAGCTTGCACCTGGCTCTGTACCGTCTGGGGTGGGTTTGTTGTGTTGTTCACGCATAGCCTCTAGTTGTTCTGAGTTAACATGTGTCAACCTGGGCATAATCTCTTCTGTGAGACAGGACACTTGACACTTGTTACACAAGTAGTTGATAGGAGCGGGAAGCCCCTGTTGGATTTTGCCTTCAAATGGCTGTAGTTGGCTTGGTCGAAACTCTCCGCCGCACTTACAGACCATGAACATCATCATCGGGAACACAGGGATGTATCCGACTCCGACAGGGTTTCCTTTGCTATCCTTAATGTCGAATTTCTTTTGGTTCACGGGTTCTCCTTATGACCGGGAGCTGGCCGGAGGACAACTAGCCTCTCTCAATAGACCCCGTATTCTATTGAAAGCCGCCCCCGGTATCGGGGTTAGACTTCCACCTTGATCTTGGCTGGTTCAACGTAATGCTCCGTTGGATCCCAACGCTCGACAGTGTATGTCGGCGGGGCTTCCTGCCCACGCTCTTTGAGGTTGTGAACAAGACGGAGTATATTCGCTCCTCCAGTACAGAAAGAAATATACGGGCAGCCGTAGAATTTCGTGCAGGCTTCAAAATTGCAGGGAAACGCCTCCATCACTTGGTCAGAAGGGGAGGTGTCAGCCAATCTATCGTGCTCCTGCTGAAGGCGTCCTACCCACCTGCGCGTGTTATCTAGCCACAACTGCATCTGGGGTACAGAGCGGCGCACATACTGACGTAGGAATTTGGTGGCGGTCTTCTGAAAACCAACACCGTCAGCAATTAGGCCAGCTACCCGGTCACGTCCGAGATACGCCCACGCTGCGTGGATGTATGTCGACGCTTGCATAGAATTCTCCCACTGCTGTATCCACTGACGTGGGAAGGCTTTAGCGGTTTTACGTTCGAGGATCCATCCGTCCCCGGCGGCGTCCTCCACGAGGGTGTCCAATCGAAAAACGATTTTGAGGTCGGACTCGAAATCGAGTAACGCCATGCCCGCAATCTCAATAGCAGGCTGTCCATCCAAGACCATGACTTTAAAGTCATCAGCGGCATATTCCTTTACGTAACGCTGAAGGGCTTCAATAGTGCCCTTCGTATTCTTAGGATAATTAGCTTCATACTCATCCGTACCCGGAGGGAATTGTTCTTCGTAGACAGCCGAGTAAGCAGCCAAAGCCCGGGGGATGAGGTCAGTATCGTATCCCGGCCCGGGTGGATCGACTCTCGACTCCAACATAATGGCCATTGCCTCGTGCCATGCAGACCCATGTAATAGGTCGTTCGAGGTTCGTACTGGTCTCCATCCCAAGACATATTCGAAAAAGTACCACCTTTCACAAGTCATTAGTTGTTTGATCTTGCTACTGTCCAGTATCTCCCACGTCCGATGTGGCTGGACCACGTGGTTCACTGGCGTCGTGAATTTGATCATCGGGTTTGTCCTCCAAGTCTAGTTCAGTTTGCTTCGGTTCCGGTACGGGTGGGATACCTAACGGGTTGCCGTGGAACCTTTTTATGTGATCATCTTTTTCGTCGACGACTAAGCACGGACGAATAGAGAATCGGTTGTAGTCGAATTCTGTGGTGTAGTAGACAACCTGCACACCAGCTCTCGCAGGGGCAACAGCTTGGCAGGTTTGGAGAAAAGCGGCGGCTATACTAGTTGGGACAGCATAGCTTTGTCCGGCAAAATCTATGACGGACACAGATTCTGGTATGTCTTTTCCTTCGTTCATCTAATGTTGTCCTCCAGGGTTTTCCATGCAATCCTGCATGAGTATTCTAGTTTATCGAATTTGTATCTGTTCCAGTCACATGTTGCGTGGCTGAGTCTGTAGTTTCGACTAGACACGTCCATTCCGTTGATGGGGTAGACTCGGTCGAGGTAGAGTTCGGGTTGCTTTGACATGGCCTCTCGAAGACTATCCGGCATACCTGAGACGGTAGCAATGTGGTGAATTCTATCATTCTCGTCTGAGATATGAACGTAGAATTTAACAGCACCGATCCATCCTCGATCGCGGAATCTACTTCCCTCTCGTGCATCTTCAAAACCTCCGATGAAAGCGTCAATGTCGGTCATAAGCTCACTCTCCATATCACGCTTTATCTTGATCCACTCTTTGTGTCCGCGTCGTTCGTTCGGATGGTAGAAGCCATGGGCATACTTGACAACCACCCCTTCGCCGCCTTCCATCCAGATTTGATTTAGGAACTTTGTCTTCTTATCCCATGTCTGGGGGACGCATTCAAAAGAGTCGGGGAGAGTTAGGTTGCGTAAGAACTTGGCGCGGTTAACATAGGACAACCCGCCAATTCTTGTGGAGTCAATTCTAAGGACGTCGAACGGGTTGATAGTAAGTCTGAAGCCGTTCGCCACTTGTACGTCCATGGCGTGTTCTTCTGTCATAGTGAGTAGGCCAGAGGTAGCGTCTTGAACAGTACGGGCGTTAAACAGATCGACGTAATCCTCTGGGATGGTTATCTCACAGTCGAGAATCAGTTGTTTGTAAGGAATCTCGGTGGGAGCAATACCTACGTGGTAGGTAAAGTCGGCCGGGGTATGAGACACAGTATAATTCCTGCCGAATATTTTCCACTTGGTGTGTGATTCTTGATCGTAATAAGCAAGAGCTCGAACGCCGTCGATCTTCTTCTCGAACGCCCAATCCTTGGAGACGAACAGTTCGTTGATTACACTCTTGGTCATGTGTTTAGATTGGGAACAAAGCATAGGAGAGTCCATGAGGATGCGATGTCTCTCCCGCCAGTCTGCCTCGGGGCCAAGTAGGTGCATGGCGATAGACTGGCGAATCTTCGGGATGGTTAGCTTAGATAGGGTTTCTATCTCTGCTTCATCCGCCCCGTATTCTTGTGCAGTTAGTAACCAATCTGCTTTTTTCATGGTAAGACCTGTTACAAAATGTAACGCTTCTATAAACCAAAATCTTGCTGACTCATAGCAGTGTCTAATTTATTCATCAATCTAATAGCTTCGGGATAACCCCCACCTGACTCTATCCAAGCGTCACAAACTGTTATGACGTATTCTCTTGCTTCAGACTTCCATCTTGGATCATAAGAGTGTCTCATGTGAGGTTTTGCCTTTTTGTCTACATAGTCAGCAAACTTCTTTGCTTGTTCTAAATTTCGAAAGACCCACGGGCATAGTGGTTTGTTTTTAACTGTGAATGCTCTCAGTCGTCCATTAATATCTTTGATTAGAACAAACCCTTTGTGATATTTCACGTTTTGATCAAATGCTCGGTGGAAAGAGAACTCTTCACGCATATTCTCTTGCATACGATCTTGTAGATTTTTCAGAATGTCGTCGTAAATAGACATAACAATAAACATCTGGCCGACCGGACTTTAACCGGCAGTACCTGCGGGGGAATTGCAGGCGTGTTGACATTACACCACGACCAGATGTCTCCGGGTTAGAGTTCGAGTGGCGGCAGGCCCATCTCTTCGCGAGCCTTGTTGAGGGACTCGATAACTTCGTCCACCGAATCGCCTTCGAGTTGACCCAAGAGAGCCTTCTGGCTGTCTTTGCGGGTACCCTTGCGCTTGGTGCCATAGGTCCACTCTGCCATCTCTTCCTCGACCTTCGCCGGTTCATAGCCTTGATCGAGAAGAGCGCGGCCTACTCCCTGCGCGGCGATAACGAGTTGGCGACGGAACCCGTCGAAGATCAACTCGTCGGTGTAGATGTCCTGGGCTTCTGCAAGCGACCCACCGATGTGGTGGAGGAACTTGCACTCGTTGCCGGACTTCGGGTGTGCGACAGAGATCACGATGTAACCATCTTCGGGCTCGATGACAACTTCGTCACCTTCCATCTTGGCGTCTTTCACGCCTTCGACGTCCCCGTCCTGGATCTTGTCGAACAGTTCTTGGGCGTTAGTTTTACCCATAGAATTACTCCTCATCGGTTTTGTTGTACTCCTCCATTATCCGCTGGAGGTCTGGCGTAACTTCAGGACCAGTCGCGATATCTTCTGCCAAGTCCTCCAACTTGGTCTTGAGATTACCGAGACCGATTTCGTTTAGGTAGCCATAGGCTTCCTCCTGAGTGAACACTTTTGCTTTGCCCTGCTTGATAAGAATAGATGCGAGTACGTCGATGGAGTCGCCAATGAGGGACGACTTGGAGGGGTGCTGTCGAATGTTTTGCATAAAATGCGCAATGGACGCGACAGAGGTTGTATCGACTCTTGCGTTTAGAACAAGGTCTCTTGGCATGGTAAAGAACTCCGAACTGTTGCCGTAATATGTGTAATATACGTAATAAATTGTTACGGTGTGCTAGAATGGGAGCCCCCCATCTGGAGCACTCTCGTTAGGTCCACATCAATCGTTAGGATTGTACCCTCCGCTTCGAATCCTATGATCTTGCATGGCACCAAAGATCCACCAAGCTTAGTGTCGTCCTTATGCTTGCGTTTGATCAAGACGTACTCCGGGGGTAGGAATTCGTATTCAGTTATATCTTCGTTCACTGTTTCTGTTCCTCAACTTTGCCCCACGAACAACTGAGTGTCCACCCTTTCATGCGGTCATAGAAAGTGTCAAAGGTATAGGTGTAGTCGTATTCTTCTTTGAGTAACCTCAACAGAATAGACTTGTCTTTCTTATCGTCGTAGTCATTAACGGAGCTATGAGTTATTTTGACGCAGAACTGGAAGTAAAACAAAGCGTCTACGGTGCTTAACTTCTGAATAGCAGGTGCTACTCTGCTACGGACAAAACTGTCCATGATGTCAATAGTCATCTTAATCTCTCATGATGAAGTCAGGGCAGTACATACGGACTGCCACTCCGCCGTTCTTACGAACGAAATCGTACAGTGTGTTAGCCATATCGCAGTTTTGCTCCCTATCATAGGTGCGCAACTTGGCACACTTATAACAGAGAGAAAAATCAGCGTGGCGTCCTTTGAGACGTTTCTCCGTCCAGACTGGGTTGCCGTGGAAGTTGAATCGCTCGAAGCCGATGTCGAGCATGTCTTTGTCAGTCATCTTTCACCTTTCTTGTTCGCCGCGAGAATGAGGGCGGCGCGGATTATCTGTTCGCTTCGCTCACAGTCCATATTCATTCCCTCAGTCGGTGTCATCGGTGGGCTCCTTCTTAAAGAGTTCTCTCGCAAGAGCTGTCAAAAGGATAGCTAAAAGAGCAAACGAGCCTATAGCTAACAGTCCAAGAGATACAAACGGTAACCACTCCATCACTCACCTCCAATCGCCCTCGCCAGCCGCTTCAAGTCTTGGTCGGTCAGCTTCTCTTGTTCCATGCTTCGATGGCCTCCTGTTCGGTTTCATATGTAGCTCCTGCCGAACCGCAGTTTGTGCAAACAACGATGTGTGGGAAATCCTCTCCCATGTTCAAAAGCTCTGCTTTACTCCCACAAAACGGACACGGCTTGAGGTCGGTTAGTTTGTCAGACATCACTCGTCCTCCAGTTGTCGGATGCGCCGAGCGCACTCATGGGCTGCTATAGCCTCAAGCGTTATGCGTTCATTAGGCTTGTGGTGTTCCTGTACCATTGTGTCACACACCTTCGCACATCGTTCACGCTCGTTGGCGCGGGCTTCTGCTAGTTGTCTCTCCAATTGTTCAACCTTGTTTTCCTCAAACTCACGCAGCGCGGCCTCACCCTTCAGCTCGGCGCGGAGGTTTTCAAGATACTTGGGGAGCGAAGCATCATCTAATTCATCAATATCTTCAAGTACCCCATGAGCGTCCGCCCACTGCCCATCTTTGTAGCCCATATACTCAGCAAAACTATCTAATAGGGATACTGCGGCCTTATAATCGGCGCGGAGCCTGTCTATTTCTTTCTTAGCGCTCTCACACACCTCCTCAAGATGCTTGGCGTCTTCTTTATAACTGGCGCGGAGGGAGTCGTAGTCTTCATACTCTACAAAATGTCCGTAAGGTCGCTCGGGTAATTGTGACCGAGGTGACCCGTACCGTTTCACACTCATTTCTCCTCCTTAATACAAACCACTACCGTCTTCAAAAGCTGCGCGAGCCTCCTCGCTACAGAGCGTCACTGTCTTAGGTGTTCCTACGTGCATAGTAAAACAATTATCGGTCCAGTCTACTAAATCCCCTATTGCCTCTATGAGACGTTCTTTGTGTTCCTCTGCGGGAGTAATGATGGCGCGTACACAGATGCCAAATCGCCACGTAGACCATTTGATTGAGTGTTGTGAGAATAGATACGGTGCAGGGTTGTTGGCAAATAAAGAGGTTAGTTTCCCCGCCATTTCGTTAAGTTCCTTTGCGGAACCACTGAATGTGTATAAAACATCCATATTGTTATGTCTAAGATTCTCCCAGTCGCTATTAAAAATAGTACAAGTGTCGTTAAGGAAGTCTGAGCAATTGATGATATTCTCCATCTTTCTTCGATAACGTAATAGTTCTTCATAGACAAAGCGGTTAATCCCTCCGACTTGCGGCAACTGGATAACCTCGGGGAGTTGTTGGTCACTCATCTCGTCGTCCTCCAAAGATGGAAATCAAAACACAAATGACAAAAAAAAGAATGAAGAGTTTCTCGATCATTAGAATAGATCCCCCAGAGAGGCGGCCATACCTTCACCTGCACAGAAGCCTCCTAGAGAGGACATATGTCTATTGATAATCCACTGGTTTTCCACAAGCGTGACGCTTGTAGACTCGCCACAGTGAGGACACTGACAACCACGTGTTTCGGATTTAGTTATGTTCTGATACTCTTCGGGAAACCATCTCCGGAATGCAAGGTTGATGGGGATAGTTAGTGTCGCACAGTCTTTACCGTTCTGACTGCGGATTATCTGAGCTTTGAGCACTGAGATAGGATTGTCCGGGTCGAAGTCCCTCGGAGATAATCCGTCGTAGGTGTGCATTAAAACTCGCATGGCGATCTCTCGGTGATTCACGGGGTTTTACCTCCTCGTAGACAGAATTCCAGTATTTTCTTTTCTCGTTGGTGGTGGCTCTAGTAGGTGCGAGCTCTCGATAGGCTTGGTATTCGTCATGCGATGTAAGACGTCTAACCTTAACTTGCGTAGTAATAAGTCCTTTAAGTCGGTTGTCCGGTCGCCAACGATGCGCATTGGGATCTCTACGGCGAAGCCCACGTGCGTGCGATAAGTCTTTCTGTCCCATCCTAAGAACCTAAAGTTAGGTAGTGTTCGAATAGCCCGTTCCCATACCTCTTCAAGTACACCTGTGTTTTGCCAAGTTCGGAGGTATGATATCTCGAGCTTGAATAAGACTACCATGTTTACACTATCTTTATACTGCCGGATGTTTTCTATCCGAGTTTGTCCGATATAAACGTAGTGGTACTCCCACTCTTTGATTTTATCCATCCAATCCCTCTCTCGTATAAATTCTAGTACTATAGTTTCCCATGCCTGTTGTGGCTACGGTTTTACCAGTAGCAACAACTGTCCACTCTTTGATAAGAGCATCGGTGTATCCTGCACCTATGTAGTTAAGAGCGGCTTTCTTAGCGTTCTTTTTATTAAAGAATTCAGTTTCCAAGTAATCAAGAATACCTTGATCGCTTACAGGTATTACTGTGTATAAGTTCATAATCAACCTCCTTTGTGGATCACCTGGGGATCGAACCCAGAACCTCGGGCTTAAAAGGCCCTTGCTCTTCCTACTGAGCTTGTGATCCAGAAAAGCAGACCCGAAGGCCTGCTAATGTGACTAGTCTTCTGGTGCTGTGACGGTAACGTTGAAGATTACTTCACTATCTTCTCCATCGAACGAAACGTCGTCGATTTCAAAATTAGGAGGAGAGTTATCCTCCCACATGGTTGTCATACGAGCGATTTCGCTTTTCGTTGGTGCGATGCTGAGAGGCCAAGCGACGTTGATTTCGAGAGAGGTGCTACCCTCCTCCTTTGTTGGCTTGACGTTGATAAGATGCATGGCGGCGTTTACGTCTCTCCACCACCTATCGAGACGATCTTTTGAAGTCATCTTGGTGCCTTTCTTTTTTCTTGTTTGCTTGAGAAAATCGTTGATTTGTTTACTGAGGTTGGATGGAGTTTCTTCTTCCCAAGCTACTTCTTCCCGTTCTAGTCTGTTTTTAGCCAGTGGAGGAAGGTCACCCATTACCCTTGCCTCCCAACCCTTTGCTTTACGTCGGTCACCACACTCACAGGTGTTTTGTAGCCACGTGAAAGCATGATTGATGTCACTCCAAAGGAGTTTGTCTACCACGTGTGGGTGATACATGTCCACGATTTTCTTGATGAATGTACGCGGCCTTTCTACGGGAATGAAGAAGAAAACCGCATCGTGTCCGGCTTCTCTCTCCTTTATCCTATCGTGGATAGGTTCGTAGTCGTAGAGACACATTAGGATTGCGTTCCACCTACGTGGCCGGGCCGCTGCATCATCTGTTCTGTTAACTCTATACTGTTGAACTAACACATCGTTGTCCTCCTTTTTCAGTTTATCCTTGGTCAAGTTCGGGTTCCAGTTCTGTTTCTGCCCGAGACGGGGTGACCGTTAAGAGGTTCCAATAGGCTGATAAGACTGAGTTGGAACCGTATGTTTCTATGAATTGTTCGCCGTCGTCAAGTTTGCGCCTGATAACGTGATCGGTTACGTTGATAGCGGCCGAGTATTCGTCCAGCTCCCCGTATTCACCCCAGAGGCGTGCCTGTCTACCGCTGTTTTCTATGTACCACTGTTTCCCGTGATTGCCCCATATCTTGGGGTAGTTCATAGTTATGTTCGACGCAGAGTTGATTAGCACTCCGCAGTCGTGTGTGGTTAGAGCTGGTTGTATCGCATCGTGCAGACCGTTCCCGGTGATAGTCGGGTAGTTGATCACGCACGGTCCTGGTGAAATCTCCCAGAACAATCCCGGCCCGTAGTTGTTAACAAGGTACGGGTGGTTAATCTCGATGTCACAACACCAACGGTCGAACCATAGGCCATAGGTGTAGTTGCCAATCGCAGTCAAATTATTAATAGTCACATGAGCAACAGCGTAGAACTTAATGCCTGCTACTCTCCAGTTGCCTGCATCTGCGTTCGCGCCATGCCAGTTGTTGTAGTTAGCACTGAGACAATCGCACGTCAGGGTTCCTCCTTCTCCACAAAATGCACAGGACCAACCAAGATCTCCGTTGTTATCAAAGTGAGACCTAATCTGCTGGATGGAGCTACAGTTGTTTGTCTGCACACCCATGTTTACGTTCCACTCAGCACGGCACCGTGTGAATCTCACGTTAGTCGATGTAATAACGTCGAAGCCACGGAGACCAGAGTGGAGCGTGTTGATTCGCTCGAACCTTATGTCTGCCATGTTGTCGAAGTCAAAACATCTGTCGCGAGACGTCAGTTCCATTGTGTGATTAGCTGGGTCGGACGAGTCTGCGAGCCAAACATAGATGCGGTCCGCCGTCTGGTCTACAAAGAAAGTCCCGGCCACCATATCGTCTTTTGAAAGAACCTGAAGGAGCGGGGTAGTCTCATTGACAAATACTCCTTCTCTTCGAGATAACATCTGCGCCCTTGCGTCTCCAACCGTAGTGTCGTAAGCAGCCTCTAGCATATAATACCAAGGGCCGTCAACGGAAGACCACCAAGCATCCCATCCGGCGTCATACTGGACACCGCCGTAGATTAGTCCTTCATCGTCGAGGGAAACCCACCAATCGTTGGTCCACGTACAATAGTATATCGACCCTGTATCGGCGGTCCAAGAGCTCTCAACTTCAGAGGCTTTGACAATGACCGGAGCAGAGCCCGTGCTTCGTATAGTAAGATCAACATCTGCAACTTTGTAATTAGATGTTGAAACTTCCTCACGATATGTTCCAGGGGCGATCTGCCAGTATACAAGATCACCCGCACCGATTGTCGTGTCAAGTATCTTTGCTCCTGTTTCGGCACGCGCCTCGTCGATTGTCTGGAACGGTGTGCCGATAGAACCGTCGCCGCCAGGTGCGGCCTCCCAATCTACGTAGTAATTAAAAGTAGACATCTTCTGCCTCCGTGTTCGGTTGAGGCAGGAACCATAGGAAACAGGCTAACGCCTGAAACTGCCATAGATGTGTTACAATATGGAACGATAGTTTACAATTTCCACCACTTTTTCCTATCTTTGACGTAGGTATTGAACTTGCCGAAGCCGAAGTGGGCTTCTAAACAAGTCCAGCAAACATTGATCGGTTTGTCTCCTACGTGTTCGCCGGGTACCGTGTGAATCACAGTCCCTGACCACTTCCCACACTTTCTACACTGACGGTGGTCTAGTAACTTCCGAATCTTCCTGAACATCCTCCGTGTCCTCGTTGGTTTGTTCCTGCATCGGCCACATCGTGATCAGCTTCTTAGTATCAGGTGAATAGACAAACTGATAAAAAGATCCCTCATATTGAATAGTACAGGAGAACTTCTCCTGATCTCTATAAGGGATCTGTTTAGCCAACGATTTGCCGATGAAAAGAGCTCGCCGTACAAAGGATCGCGTTGGTGACGATCCTAGATGTTTCTGGAATCTTTCATCGAAATGTTGTGTGTAGTCCAATTTATGCTCACTGTGGTAGTTAAAAGGAACAGGCAAGTCTCGTGGTTGGTTAGTCTGAGTTCGGATCTGAGTTGTTATCTAGTCGGATGTGGGTAAGCCTCCCCTTTCGGTTCTCAGGCCCATGTTTCGGGTCAGTCGGATATTCTAGGTTTGGAGTTAGGGTATTCGGAGTACGAGATGTTTGCATAGCTATTGCTCTAACCAGACTGAGCTAATCGCCTTAGCGATACTGGAATCGAACCAGTGACCTATAGCGTCGGTTATGCTAGCTCCAGATGCTAGTGCCTTTGTCCACTTGGCTACCCCGCCCATACTTGATGGTGCTAAAAGGGGCGGGGGACGGATTCGAACCGCCGTAAAAGTATGAGGTCTCTCTCCTCAATGCCCAACAGATGATCCGGTTCACCTTATGTGTTTAGGGGACACATGGGAAGCCCCTCCACGAACGCCCTTGCCTGTTTGTCAAAGAGCAGTACTGATGACTATTGTGTGAAACCTTGACACACAACAGGAACTGCTCTATCTTGTTCCCACGGCAGGACTCGAACCTGCGACAATGACTTCAGCGTGTGCCTCTCGCCACGCGGGAACCATCAACTATTAACGCTTCTTATAGAGGTTAAGACCAAGATAAATTGTCTCATCGTTGAGACCAGCAATAGGCTGATTGCCCTTAGTGGTTGCTACCACTGTTGTCTTACCGGACTTGCTCGGTCCGATAGTTCGCTCAAGGTCGACCTGAATAATCAGTTTCGTACCTTCCCGCTTGATGTAGACATTCTCCATGATGTCCTCCTGTTTGTTAACCCTACGGGGTTTGCTCTCACGGCGGGAGTTGAACCCGCGACTGTTCCTATGGGAAGTCCCAAATTTACATGAGAGACCAGCGTTCTTACTTCTTCTTCTTTGAGGTCATATCCCTTTCGGAATCATCCCTCTCAGGAAGCTTGAAGTCATCGAACACGGAGACATCACATTCTACATCCACTGTCCAGTTCGCTTGCTGGATAGCGGCATCGACACGCCTCAACTGCGAGGCAGTCTGGTTATACTCAGCCATGACTTCAGCGAGGCTGAGTTTTGGCACAGATGCGAGAATGTCATCGACACCCTCGGTTACTCCACGCCGAGCAATCTTCGGCTCATACACGTCTTTGTCCTTCACGTGTGCGATCCGAGGCAGGCGTTCTGAAAGCTCCTTGCGGCGCAACAGAAGTTCTGCGAGCTTGTACTTCGCCATACACGCTCCTTTCAGCGGTTAATCGGAATGGGTACTGCAGTGGCGTTCTCTAACGCCTTTCGGTTTTCGTTGGTGTTTGGCAAGAGGAACAAGCCGTCAGCAGCTTCGAGCACAATGCAAGAGTCTGCATCATGTTCTTCGAGTGCTTCTACAACTTGTCCTAAGTCTCTCGCTCCTTTAACTGTGATATGCATCCCCTGCATACCGTCAATGTTGATTATAGAATTGACGAGTATCTTGCTATCTGAATGCGACCAACGTGTTACCTCTACCCACTTCATGACTCCTCCCTATTTGCCAAATATGTTTCAAACTGCTCTCTTGTTAAATCATGGTTGAAAAACAGCTCAGGGAATAAGTCACGAAGGAAAGGATCTCCGTAGAGAGCCGGGTTACTATCAATCCTGTGAATAGAGTCCAACATCTTCTGAGCCGCTTTAGGTGGGATGCGCTCTCTCAGCATCTGGCGTCCAGTTTCGTACAAGCATTGGAGCTGATCAAGTTTGTTACAGAATCCTTTGATCCTCTCCTCATCAATACCGAGTGGCGTCAACCGCCTCATCATCTCTTCGCGAGATAATGTAATCGGGTCGTCACTCATACCACCTGACCTCCCGAGCGAGGACGTAGCCAACATCTTCAAGTAGCAACAAAGGGGATGTGCCAGAGTCTGCGTAGGTACACATCTGGTCGTTGTGGTTAGTGAACGATATACGAATAGTCCACGCGCCCTTGATCATCGACATCTCTAGATCAGTACTATGATCTTGTCGGGCGAACTCAGTTGGAGAGATCCACTTTACTCTTCTAGGCATGGTTGGTACCTCGTTAGAAAAACGGTCAGGTGAGATATGTGTGGTATCCCACCCGACCTGTGCCGGACCTCAAGGTCTCAAGAACCTCGAGATCGCGACCATAGTTACTCCAGACCCTCTACGTCTAATAGACGTTCTCTCGCTGATTCTACAGAGTCATCAGTGACCTCCGCAATATACATTGAGAGCCCGGAGTAAAACGAAGCAGCCTCTTTGATGCGTTCCTTAGCGAAGATAGGCATCTTCCAGTCCTTAACAGGACGTTTGATCATATCTGCGCGTTCGGAGAGTATGGTGGAAAGAGCAAGACGATACTCGTTTATTTTATACTCTACCAGTTCGTTAATAGAAGTTTCTAAGTGGTCGATAATCACATGATCTTGCTCACCCTCACCTACCATCGTCAAGACTGCACTGAACAACTCTTCGGCATCGGCTTTAGGAACCTTCTTGATCATTTTTCGTCTTCCTTTCCATCATCCTCACCATCCCGACGACAGGCTCTATCTTAGCAATGACACGTAAGACGTCCTTCCTAAAACGGTCGCCGCCTTTGTCTAGTTCATCCCACACTTCAGCTTGCTGAGGGATCTCGTCCAAAAGGTCGGTGTTGATGAGAGGTTCCGCAACTCCGCGAATTAACTTAGGTAAAGCGGCATTCTTCTTAATCTCGTCCGCGACTCTTTGAGTAACCTCTTTGATCGGCTCCATCTTGCCCACACCATAAGCAACAGGTACAAGTGCTATGATAGCCCTGAGTTGTTCCACCTCAGACAGTTGTGCGAAGTTACGCCTAACCGCTGTGGTGATTTTTAGGTTTTCACCCATTCTGCGATCCTCCGTAGTTCGATTGTGAAAGAACGTGACGCACAGGTGTGCGCTGTAATAATTGTAATATACGTAATAAATGTAATACATATGATAGTACCCGAGCCGCTGTAGTGGAGTACTATTTCCTACGGGCTTTCATCGAGTGTTTCTTGACACAATCTCCAACCTCCACCCAGTACTCCTCAACGATACATCCGTCAATTCTCTTGTCCTGTCCCACTAGCGAGGCAACATAAGCTCGTGCACTCGCAAGGGAGAAAAATGCCGCCATGTAGTCAGGGATGGTTTTACTATCACAGTCCACACAGCGGGCTACGAATAGTTTCATCTCTTGTACCTTTCCCAAAATGCCTCAACTGGAAATCCCTCGACACCAGCAAGTAGAGCAACTGCCGATCTGAAGTTGTCGAAGTCTCTGGCGTTCGGCAGAGCTTGTTTCGCTACTACCTTGTAGAAATCTCTGCCCCACCACTGCAGGAGATCACAACACGCCTTGCGCCAATCGGCAGGGTTGTCGCGATCATACTTGATCTCGTAACTCACTAGAACCTCCATCAGTTAAACATCGTCCAACCATAATATACAACAATAAAGCGCACGGTATGAAAGAGAGGGAGACCGCAACTGGTGTTACAATTTGGAACGGTAGTGAACAACACCAACTATCAAAACGTAACATTTGTAACAAACGTAACCGCTCCTGTTCCCCTTGGGCATCAAAACCACACTTTGAACCAAACAAGAGAATTTAGGGAAGTAGATGTTATTATATTCTTTAGTTATTTTTTTCACATAAAATATCCAATGTCAAGTATCACTACAAATAGCTAAAGTTCTATCCACTTCCGAATGTTGTCCAATGGGAATATGGGGTGCTACAAATGTTACAATGTTACGAAACACCAGTCACACCCCATTAACTGATCAACCTGCGCTTGCCATGTGCAGCAGTTCATTCTGCGCACTCGCAATCACTTTGAGATCGCCAACCAAGTGTTTCCACTCGAACTGCCATTGGTCGAACTCCGTTTGTCCTTTATACTGATTCAGCTTCTCGAGTCCCTCAATGGTAGATCGTCTAGCATTCTCGAGATCCTTTGCAGCACCGAACAAAAGGGTTGAACCGCCGACCTCACGCATTGCTGCTATGATGTATCGGCTCTTGGTCATGCGTCCTTCTTTGTGCATCGTTCGTCCTATCTGGCAGGTGAGCCGCAACCCACCTGCCTCAGGTTATCACTTGTGATCTTTGTAGAACCAACCGTCCTTGTGCTTACGCCACTTCGTACAAAGACCTTTACCCGGCTTAGCATCGCTGTGAACTCGCCAGCATTCATGACACATATACGCCCAGCCACCAACTCGCCGAGGTGAGTCATAAACCACTGTCATGCTCTCAGCTTTGCGTCCACACAGGTCACAACCCTCAACCTTGATAGCACTCATAGCTACCTCCGCTAAGAACCGTTCCAAAATGTAACGCACCTTGTCTGTTCGCGTAGGTGGGTGGTTAGTTTAGCTCTTCAGCAACTTCTTCAGCTCGTTAGTAAGACCCTTAATCCGGATCTTAGCTTTCTCTTCCGTAATATCCTTGTCAGCCAGCATCTCTCGCGTGCCCTCAATCTTTGCACGCAAGTTCTTGATCGCATCGCTCTCGCGAGTTCCGCTGCCCATATGGTCAGCCATCGTCCAAGTAACGCGATCCTTCACTGCCTTGACTTGTTCCGGATGCTTGCGCATCTGACCTTGTGCCGTAATCAGCCAGCCACCCGCTGCCTTTTCAAGCATCGTAGCGACTAAATCCTTCGGCACGACCAGAGTCAGCTGTCCATCCCACACTGGCAAACGCTCCTTCTTACCAGTCTTAGGATCAACATTCGGTCCGTCCATACCAGTCTTGCGATAACCCAAGTCGAGCACAATACTACCGTCCTCGTTCTTCTTGAGCTGTTCGCACTTGGTTGTTTTGTCTTCTGCCATGAGTAACTCACTTTCTCACCCGTAGGTGGTAATTCGGTTAGCGAGCCACCCACCCACACGACACCGTAAACCGTAGCTTGTCATAGATCCACCGCACTACTAGTCGCCACGTTCGCGCGGACTGCACTCGCGCCGGTTGCGTGCCCAGCGCTCGATAGACATCTTACGGAATAAAAAAGCCAAATAAACAAAAGGAGCCAGTTTGGCGCCCCTAACTCGCCACTTTTTTTCTAACTCGTTGGTTATACACAACTTAGATTAGGTAACATTTTTCAACACGTTTCGTTGCAAAAATCGTGCCAATTAACAACGTTGCAACTATTGTGCCAGTTTTTTAGTGCAAACTCTGTGCCAATTAGTATAGCCTAACAGCTGTCGCAATTACCATGCCAGTTAGTTTTTCCTAACTCTCGCTGGCAGTGTGTTAGTCTCTCCTAACTTAGCTGAACAGTTAGGAAAGCCTAACTCTTTGCTTGTTAGTAGAGCCTAACATACTGGCGTGTTTGGACAGGCTAACATTGATAGTTTTACCTTCCAAAGTTAGGGAGGGGTAACTCGGGGGCTACGCGCTACGTACGCACGCGAAAACCTCACACCAACGTAGGAATGAAAAAAGTGAATAAACATTTGTTCAGTGGGGAGTAATGGGGGGTTAGAGGGTGGATTTGGCGTCCTTTGTTACGTATATTACGGGGGTAGAGGTGTATTGTTTCTTTTCTGTTTCCTTTTTAGGAGGTTTTGTCATGAGCCAAGGGACGGTAGGCAGTCGTCAGTATGAGAATCATCCGGCACTGGTGTTGGACACCATTTATGCCGTGAATGATTTTAATCTGGCGGTTGGTGGACCTGAGGCGACTACCAACGGTGGTGGTTATCTCAGAGTTCATATAATTAACGAGACGTGGACAATTACGGGCAATGCCACGACCGCGTCTCTAACGGAGACTATTCCAAAGGGTGCAATTATCCTTGCTGTTGCTGGGGTAGCTGGGCCGGTTGGAGGTGTCCCAACGACTGCGAACTATGACGTTGGTTCGACAGGTGTGGATACGGATGACTATGCAGACGGTGTGCTGATTGCGGAGGACACTTCTTGGACCCATGCAGATGGTAATGGGTTCTCGGAGATTGGTGTCCCTGCGGCGGCGGCAATTACTATTGTCGTAACCGCGAATGCCGCTCCAGATGCCGGGGACGACGATACGATCTATGTATCTGGTCGTGTCATGGTATGGTTTCTCGCTCCTGTTGGTCCATCGGCGTATTTGGCCTAATCTGGTATCTCCATTGAGATGCTCCAAACATAAGGAGATACCACATGTACTTGAGTGACATCAGAGGGTCAAACCTCTACTACACAATCGCGTACCATAAAGACATCAAGACCATGACGGGGCAGACGTATATTAACTTCTATCATGGTTCTACTGAGGTCTTTGACTTCGGGTACGACTCGACAGACTATCTGTTCAGGATCGATCCGGGAGGTGCTGGGACGATCGACTTTGTTGCCCAAACGGCCGGCGTTGCCCAGATGCTTTATATCGACGGTGATGCTGACGAGCTGTGGATGGGTGTTAGTAAAGCCTATATGAGGGTAACAACAGGTGGTGTGATTTTCAACGAAACCGGTGCTGCAGGGATTGATTTTACTATCGAATCTGGAGATATTGCAGACGCTTTCAAGGTTGATGCTGGGGATGATTTAGTAAAAATCGGTGCAGGGTTCCAACGCGGTACTACTGCTATCGACAACACTGATTCTCCTTATACTGTTCTTGATTCAGATAACATAATCCTAACGGATTCGTCTGCAGGGGCAATCACAATCGCTCCGACGGATGCAACAGATACTGGTCGCATCTTGACCATTGTTGCTGAACATGGTGATGATAACACAGTCACCGTTGATCCCGGTACACCGACGATTAGTGGTGCTGAGACTGTTGCACTGGATGCAGCATTCGACACGCTAACTCTCATGGCGGACGGAACCCACTGGGTTACGGTCAACACCGTTCAGTCATAGTATCGTTACATTTTGTAACATCAGTTACAGCGCGGGGTCTTATTCCCGGCCCCGCTGCTGTTTCCTTTTAGAGGTGAAAGATGGCTGATTATACTAACATAGTAAAAGCTCTACCCTTATCCACCGTCAAGCATACTGACGGTGTAGGGGCTCCACTTGTCTACCAAGCAGCGGCTCAGACTCTTACCGCGAGCGATATCGACCCACAAATCTTCTGCCCAGTCGTTCACGGCTTCGGCAATATTGTAATGGAAGTAATCCAGAGTGGTGGAACAAGGACTAATAGTGACAAACTTGACTTTTTCATCACGATGTGCGGTGGAGAACCTGGTTCACTTTTACAAGTAGGATCAGCAATCGACTTAGTGGCTGGAGGAACTCAAGCGGATCTCAGTGCGGAGGCTTCACGGTATAGAATCTCGATCTCTGAGGCAGTCATCGCGTTAGCTGATCCAGAATACCACGTAGGTTGGCCGGGGTTCAGTATAGACTTCGACGACAACGATGGTGACAACATCACTGGCGTTTACACTTTCCGCTTTATCTCGACATGAGCATGTTAGACGTAATCGCACGAAGACGCCGGCACTCTATGTGGGGAGAGCGTGGACGCGGTGCTCCTGCGTGGCCCCCGCCGATACAGGACAATCTTGTCTACGCGCTAGATTTCCGTTCCAAGCAGTTTCTCACACTTGGTGGGGCGGCGGGTAACGAGATCTTGTCTGTCCAGCCGAGGGTTGGTTCAGTCTCTTGGACATCACAAGGGGCGGGTGATCCAACCACTCCAACGTGGGACGTTTCCAATCTCGCTGTCTTTGATGAAGCCGACGACTATCTAACCGGAAGCGGTACTGTAGCGACATCTGGGGACAATTACACCTTGTATCGCCTCCTGTCTATTAACACCGGCAAGGGCGGTATGTTCGCTTCTACCCTAGCCAACAATGATTATGACACTTCAAACGTCGGCGGGGAAGTTCGCAACAGGGCAGGCGGGGTCAACTCCATGCTCGTCGACGCACCCTACGGGGCTGTACCATGGACAGAGAACGCTTGGCACGTCCAAACTATAGGGTATGATGAATCAGTTGGTAGAATGTACGGTGCTGAGGACGGGACGGTAACTTGTATAGATTTAGTCGTCCCAGCTAATAACACATTCTCTTTCAATCGCCTGGGTGACTACGCAGGGGTACCGGGTACATACGTTGGATACAAAGTAGCTTTATTTCTCGTCTACGACAACATAATGCACTCTGCACCACAAATGTCTTCGGTCGCAACTTGGATGGCGGAGAACAGATCATGAGTGCTCTAGATAGAATCAACATACTTGTTCCTGAAAACAAGATAACACCTGCCCGAGCTGCGACAGGGTTTGATCTAACTACTCCGCTCTTTGACAAAGATACAGGTCAGATCACCTACTACATCGCCTGTTTCCATCCGGGCCAACTATCTTTCGGTGTCGAAACCGCTTTGATGAACCTCAGTGGAACCAAAAAGTATGGGACTAATCTGACCAAGAATCAGGCAATGGGATACACTAATACAACCGATAAAGACCCCGATGATCCTGTGCCGCTGGAAGAAGAATAGGGGGACGGTATGACTTTTCGTGAGCGTCCAGAAGTAAAGCAGTTTCGAAAAGACTTCAAAGAAATCAAGAACATCGCGGAGAGGCGAGTAACAAACTCGACCCCATACTTCCGTCAGTTGAAAAGGTCTTCACCATATGAAGATGTTGCGATACAACAGGTACGTCCACCGGGGTGGAACTGTGATATCTTACTAAGCACGTGGGATGCGATTGGAACTGAAACTCCTATGCACGGGCATACTTCAATGGAAATATTCATCCAGGTTGAAGGCAGACTGCAAATAGAAATGCTGAATGAAGAAAAAGTAGTTCTCGGCCCCGGGGATTCCTACACAGTAAATGCCAAGCATGTTCATAAGGGCACAGCTCTTAGCCACCCATGTCGGACAATTGCAGTCTTGATCCCCGCAGAGTCGCTCATGGGTGAACCTCGTGAATCGGGATAGAGTACCAAGAGATCGTAGGCTCTCTGACACTGAGATAACAAACGTATACTACGTCCTCGGTAAACTAACAGACGCTACCGAGCGAATGGAAGATGCACACGGTGAAGAGATTGACAAAAACAACAAGAGAGTATCGAGGATAGAAAAAATCGCCTGGATTGCCTTCGCACTCATAATCATCCACGCGATGTTCCCAGACTTAGACCTTTGGGACTTTTTTCAAAAAATCTCCAGTATCCTCCCATGATGTTAGGAGTCATCTATGTCTTTTATAAGTGACATATTTTCGGGAAGTTTGCAACCGCTGGTTAGCACTGTCAGCAACGTCATTGACAATCTGCATACTTCCGATGAGGAGAAATCTGCCGCGAAGTTAGAATTGGAGAAGGTTCTCCAAGCAGATCGTATGGCAAACTTGAATGCTCTCGAAACTGAAATGAATGCCAAGAAGGATGTACTCGTAGCAGAGTTGAACCAAGGTGATCTCTATACCAAGCGTGCTAGGCCAACTGTGGTCTATGTAGGTCTCGGTATGATGATATTGAACGAGATAGTGCTGCCATGGGTTCTTCAATTCCTACTCCTTAGCGGGGAAAGCATTCCCGACGAAATCTTAACTATGATGAAGGACCCACCAGCACTGTCGGGATTCTTCTATACCGCATGGGGAGGCATAACTGGCTCCTGGGCGATAGGAAGATCAGTTGAGAAGGTCAAAGGGCCGAATAAAATCACTGATATCCTCCAGAAGCCTGCTGGAATCTTCGGAGGTTGACATGGCTAAGATAAGAATGCTAGCAGAGATAGACTCAATCGTTGTTCATTGCTCAGATTCTGAGTGGGGAAACGCAGAGATTATCGACGATTGGCATCGTGAGAAGGGTTGGAGCGAGATTGGGTATCACTACGTGATTGAAAACTGCTACCCAACGCAGAATTCCTATGCAGATCGCCAACCTAGGGTGGAAAACGACGGGAATGTTAGCTCTGGCTCGCGGGAATTACTAGAAGTAGGCGCACATGTGGCCGGATTCAACGGGAAATCTATCGGAATCTGCTTGATTGGCAAGAAAAACTTCACAGGGAAGCAAATCGATGCTCTTTTGCGCCTAATCTGGGAGCTAGAACACAATCATCTTCACAAAGCGGTTGCAATTCACGGACATTATGAGCTTGACAAGAAGAAAACTTGTCCAAATCTAGAAATGGACTATATCAGGAGTCTAGCAGGAAGAACTTCATGAACGACAACGGTAATTTTCTAGAAGATCACTTTGGGAATGGTCAATCTCGGCCAGAACCGGAGTTTCACAATCAGCGGGAAGAGACCCTCCCGATGAATGACTCCCCTGATAGCTATGCTATTAGTCGTCTACATTCACGTCATCGGGAAATAGCACGTTATCATGTTCTTGGGGTAAAAAATCGTGATATCGCCGCTATTATGAACCTCCACGAGGGAACAGTCTCCAGGATTTTAGGTCTCCCGATGGTGAAAGAGGAGGTTAGGTGGCTCAACGGGGCCGCAGACGCCGACGTTGCAGACGTCAGGGAGCGTATTCGGCAACTTACTCCGGAAGCGTTAGAGGTTCTTGAGACTTTAATGCGTGATGAGAGTACAGAACCTCGCCTGAGATCCTCTATCGCTGATAAGATACTGGACAGAAGTGGACATACAGTTGATAAAAACATCAACATTAACGACAACACGAATAAAATCGACGCAGATTACATGGACGTGATCAAAGATCGCGCCAGGAGATACGACGAAGAACGAGCACAACAACTAGCGTTACAGAATGGAACGGAAGATGAGGGGAACGAGGACTAATTTAGTAATCACTCAGGGGGCTTCCTGGAACAAGATCATTAAGATTCGCGATCGAGCACGTTCCAGTATCGACCTGACAGATTACAACGCGCGTTTGGTTGCCCGAGTGAGGAAGGACTCCACTACGGCGCAGATCGAGTTTAACACCGTTGACGATGCGACGCTAATCTCTATTCCAGCCCCGAAGACCAATGGTGACATCTATATCACTCTCGACGGGACTGTGACCGCAGCTTATGATTTCAACAAAGCTTATTACAATCTAGAGGTTTATGACTCTAGTGATAACATCTACAGGATACTACGCGGGATCATTACGCTTGATAAAGAGGTAACCGATGTCTGAGATGAACGATGCTTATTTTGTCGAGATCCACGACGCTGTGTGGTCTGGTACATCAGGAGCTCCAAGCGATCCTGTTTTGGCCACCTCCGTGGGGACTGTGCGTGGTGCGTTATTCAGGTGGGATAACGTCACTGTAGATCGCCCGCAGTGGTACAAATACCGGACGAAGGTGGGATCTGAGTCTTGGTCTAGTTGGGTACGTACCGACTTGTCTCAAGCCCGGGTTATTATGACCGATACTGAGACCGATGCCCAAGGTGCGACACCGACTATTCAGATCGAGGTGTACGCTGAAAACGCTTCGGGGACATCTAACACGGTGTCCGATAATGTTGCCGCAGATATACTGAAGATCCAAGCTACTGATATCCCTGACGATACAATTGCAACATGTTGCATCGACGCAGACTTTGAAGGTCGTATCTTCGACGACACCAACATGTATCTTAGTGAGTGCGCAGAAGCCGCTGATGCTAAAATCATGACTGCGGCGGAACGGACTTCTGTTGGCTACGCTACGTCGCATCTCGAAGCTACTGGAATCCAAAGCACTGCACAGGTAGACGGTGCTACTACGATTGCGACAATCGAGACATATGCCACCAACGGGGATACTGCCAACACGAAGATAACCAACGACGTTGGTGCGGATACTATTGAGGACGTAACTGGGTCACAAGCCAAAGTAGACGCTCGCTTATCTTCAAGTGAGAAATCTAAGCTGGACGCCTCAGTTGGTGGAGCAGTTAGTACTCTCGACGGCACTGATACGATTTTGATATCTGGTACACACGAAACAGTGTCAGGAGAAAAAGCTACTGTTAAAGGCTACCTCGACCTCGGTAACGTGGAAAACTACAGTGCGTTGAACCAAGTTGAAAATGGCCTATCTGCGGCTAAGATAATCAGTAAGGAGTTAGTTACCTACACCAATATCTTAGCAAAGGCAAACGCCTCGGCGGAGGCTACTAAGATTATAAAAGGAACTATCGACAGTGTCGCTGCTGAGACTGTTGAAGACTCTGGCGGTACTGCTTTGTTTAACGCCTCAGGGGAACTTCTCGACGCTTCGGTGATCGGTACAGGGTCTTCTACAACCGCTGCGGACGTCTCCAACGCGATCAACTCTGGTGGAGATTGTATTAGTATCGACCTAACTGACGCAGGGATTTCAGTTACAGGAGACTTAAACGATTTCCAAGCTGTCTGCGCAGATGGAGCGGACTATAAACACTTAACAACAGCTAAGAATACTCAGCTAACCAACATTGCGGCGGGGTCAGGATTTGCGGCGACAGGGGAGTGTCTCGCGACTCTGTCCGATACAGTCAATACAATAACCCCTGCAACTGTAATCAACCGTACTCCGCAATACGAGATGGTTTGGACCGACGAGGATATGGACGTAACTGGTGCCGCTGGTACTGGCACACTACGAACTGTTGCTAACACAGGTGCTCTAATATACTGGTATTGGTTCACCTATGTCCATGATGGAAAGTTTGCGACACTAACTCTGGACACCTACGCCGCTACTCTTGGCGACGCGTTGGGTGAGCTCTACCTTGAGGTTTGGGGCAAGTCGGATTTAGTAAAAGAACTAAGTGATACTACGGCCCTCGATGGAGGTGTTGGTTTCTATAGTGCCGCGGTCACAGTATCTGGTCTAACTGCTGGAACGATATACCGAGTGAGATTAGGCGTCGACGGGACTAATGCTAAGAACTATGGCTTCCAAGGATCAATACTCTATGGAACACGATCTTAAACTAGAACAAGAAGCGCAGGATTTGATTAACTTTGGCGACTTCGACGACTTTTGGTTGAAGTGCTATCGTAACACTGCGTTGTTTCTCAAGTGTGCTTTTCCAGATATGTTCTTCCGACCGTTCTGTGAAAAACACTATGAGATCTTCGATATGTTGGACAACGGATGGACTAAGTTTGGTCTAACAGTTGCATTTCGTGGTAGTGGGAAGACATCACTATTCCGTGGCTGGTTGGTGAAACAGATACTATTTGGCGACACTAGGTTTGTCGTAATGCTGGGTGCTAACGAAGAACAGGCAATCCAACAGTCTACTAACCTAAAATCTATGTTACTAGACAGCCCATTTATAAAACACTTTTTCGATTCACTAAAACCAGAAGATAAATCAACCCGAGATACCAAACACTTCTGGCGTGTCAAAGTACCGAACGCCAACCATTCAACCTACGTAGTGCCTAAAGGCGCTGAGCAATCTATACGAGGACTGAACATTGTCGACGGAGACATCGCCATCAGACCGGACATCATTTTCTTCGACGACCTCGAAAAAGACCTCCAAGCTGAATCTCCGACTCGTACGGAACGTGTCAAGTCGAGATTTATGTCCTCTGTTAAAAACTTGGTGGATAGGGGATCTAAGAAATATGCTCCTGGTGAGATTAAAGACTGGAAAATATTTGGCGTTGGTACCATGCTGGGCCAGAACACACTTCTCTCGGAACTAATGGAGAAACCGTTCGTCAAGGTGGTGGACTTCCCGCTGGCTAACGACAAGATGGAATCTATGTGGCCAGATTATATGTCCACAGAAGATATACGCAAGATGAAAGAAGAGGAGTTTGCGCCAAACCATCTAGACGAGTTCTACCGTGAGTATTTGAACAAGCCTATGTCTACTGAAGACGCTATGTTCAAGCCGGAGTATTTCAAGACGATGGATAAAAAAGACCATCAACGCTCCAAGAAGTGGCTCGGTGCAGTGTTGGTTGACCCGGCTAAGACAGGCCGGGAGAATGTGAAATTCCACACGGCGGAATCTGCTTGTGTGGCGGTAAAGCTGGATATCACCGTGCCTGAGATCCACGTCGTGGACGTAAATCATGGATTCTGGCATCCAGACGAACTCTACGACAATGCGATAAGAATGGCGAGGGTTAACAACTGCCATATAATCGCCTGTGAAGTCTCGGGGTTGGAGGAGTTCATCTCATACCCATTCAAGAATGCTATAAATATGAGTGGGGTTGATCTACCGTTTATGCCAATTCACGCGACACGCGGGAAGCCTGAGCGCGTGGGTCAGATGGTTGACTTCTACCGTAGAGGTCAGATTAAACACAACAGAGCAGTTACAGAAGAACTTGAACTCCAATTGATCACGTTCTCTAACGCCCGGCAAAAGAAGGATATTGCTGACGCTCTGGCAAATATCATAAAGGTTCTTGACGAAGGGGATATGTACTTCGAACAAGCTGGTGTAGATATTAACCGAATCTACGACATGATCGAAGAAGATCCTCTCCCAACGTTTGAAGATGACGATTCACCTTTAGACGAACTTGATAGTTTGATGGACTACAATAGCGTACTCCCAGATAACTGGTGGTCAAGATGAGTTTACAAAACACAGGCGATGATCTCGGATATACATATCCACATGATTTGGATTTGAGACCGGGTCAACCACTACATGGCGAACTACTTAACTGGCTTAACGGATTGATCAAAGCCGGTAAGTCCGCGATGCGTCCGAGATATTCTGACTGGGAAGAGATAGATAGAACAATCACGGACTTTGTGGTCCAAGAAGCCAAGCAGGTATCCACTGGGAAGAAGCGAAATGAACCGACACGGCGAGAGATCATTGTTCCTGTTATTTATTCGATTCTTGATACTTTGCTCAGTCATATTTCAATGTCTGTTCTTGACGTTCCGCTTTATCGTTATGAAGGTGTTGGGCCAGAGGATGTACCCGGAGCCCTTCTATTAGAAGAGATTGTTAAACATCAAACTATTAGAAACAAGCATCTGTTATCAGTATACGTTATGTTCCGAAACGCTCTGTTATACGGCGTCTCCCCAGTTATGGGTATATGGGAGAAAGACTTTGGACTCAGGCCTGAGATTACAGTAAATGGAGAATTTAACCAGCAAGGACAATTTAACGCAACTGGATATAAGAAAACTCTTGTTGAAGATATGATCTATGAGGGTAATAAGTTATACAATATAGACCCATACAACTACATACCAGATCCTAACGTGCCTGTCCAACGAGTGAATGAGGGAGAGTACGTTGGGTGGATGAGTAGGACAAACCGATACGAGTTGTTAGAAAAGGAAGACAGCGAAGACAGTGGTATTTTCAATGTCGAGTATATCTCAGAGGCAGGTGCGCGCTCGCCAGATTACTATGCTGATCATGAAAAGTATTCAGTGGCGGGTCAAGTGGACGTCGACCACATCCCAGGTTCCACCCAATCTATTACGGGTTATCAGAAGGCGTCAAACCCGGTAGATGTTGCGCACTTATATGTCCGTGTAATACCCGAATCCCGTAACTTAGGAGACGGGACGAAACCCGAACGCTGGTACTTCGCAGTGGCTGGGAACGAACTGATTATCTCAGCCAGGCGAGTGAAACACCCTTACAATACATTCCCAGTTTTGAACTGTGCACCTGATTACAGCGGTTTCGATACTTCTCCCATAAGCCGCTTGGAAGTTAACTTCGGTCTCCAAAAGGCCGTTGATTTCTACCATAGTAGCCATATCGCCAACGTCCGGAGAGCCGTTGATGACTCGATCGTGGTTGACCAGTCGAGGATTAACCTCGCTGATTTGTTGGCTCCCGGCCCTGCCAAAGTCGTGCGTACGCGTCGTAATGCATGGGGATCTGACATCCGAAAATCTATTTTCCAACTGCAGATCAACGACATTACGAGGAACAACGTACCGGACGCAAATGCGCTCATCGAACTGATGTATCGTGGCACAGGTGCAACGGAAGCGATGCAGGGCATGCCGATAAAACGAGGTGAACGTGTCTCAGCCACGGAGATGAGAGGAACGTTCGCTGGGTCGGCGGCCCGCATCGATAGGTTTATCAAAGTGGCGGCACTAATGACTCTGACAGATTTAGGATTTATGTTCGGAGCTAATACCCAATACCATATGTCTCGCGAACAGTACATTAAAATCAGCGGACGACACGAGCACGATATTCGAAAAATCTGGAACGTTCCGCAAGACACAGATTCCGTTCGAGTTGATCCGCTGATGTTAGATTCTATCTACGATGTTGTTCCACTCGACCTTACTTCACCCTCACCTGATCAGGGTGAACTTGGAATGAGGCTGTTACAAGTTCTGTCCACTCAGCCTGAACTATACAGGCAGTTCCATGTTCAGAACATTGTCGCAAACGTGTTGAGGTCTTCTGGTATGAAAGACGTCTTTTCTTACATGAAGACAGATGAAGAAGTTGAGCAGTCACGGCGAAAGGATCTTGATGGACAACTTGAACTACAAGGAGCCAAACAGGGCAGTCAGAATAGCGGATCACCTGTCCAGTAGTGACATAGATTCGTTCATAAACAGTGCTGTTTGGAAGTTCTTTAAAGAACATGACTACCACATCACCAGGCTAAATCTGCTTGAGGATGCGGCGATCAACTCCGATAGTCACGACGAAACACTAGTCTTCCGGGGTATGTTGTTAGGGTTGAACAAGATGATAGAATACCCTGTGAGTTTGCGACAAGAACTTAAACAAGAGATTGAACAGGCGAAGAGTGAGGTAAGTGATGAGACTGAACTTTCAGAAGATGTATGATAAGCCAGATAATGAATCTGGTGATGATGACAAGGGTGTGTCAAAAAACTTGTCAGACGAAGACGCCGCGAAGGCTTTTGATAAAGCCAAAGGCGAGAACAACAATGACGATGAAAGCAAAAAAGCAGCGTTACAAAATGGAACGGGAGACGATAATAACGAAGATAAGAAGAAAGAAGATAAGGGCGATGACCCTTGGAGTATAATCAACGAAATGTCGAAAGACATGACTGCGATGCAAGAGGAATTGGCTCAGCTTCGTTCTGACGACAAATCGTCAGCCTCAAAAGGGGACGATGATCAGGATAAGAAGAAAGGCATTTCCATTGATCTAATGAAGGGTGTTGAACTCAGTGATGATGTCGACCCCTACATTCGGAAGGATCTCGAAGGAGCCCTTCCAACAATCGCCGACAACGTTCGAGAACACGTCGTCGATTTCATCAAAGATGTCACACCGAAGATTATCTCCGGTCAGTTTGCGGTCCAGAATGAGTATAATAACTTCTGGAGCCGCAATGATGATCTCAAACCCGACGCGGAGTTTGTCGAGTGGATGGCCAATAAGGTCAGGGCAGAAAATCCAAAGTGGACATTGACTAAAATCTTGGAAGAAGCTGAAACCCGTGTTAGGGCCGCGCGAGGGCTGACACGCAAAGCTGACAACCAAGACGGCAAAGATCCAAAGGACCCGAAGCCTGATGGCTCAAGGGCAACCAAGAGGAAGGACAAGGATCTGCCAAAGACACCGGCTAGTCGTTTGGCTAAGTCGGTACTTGCACAAGGACATAAACGAAAAGGATAAATCATGGACTATGTATCCTCGAACTTCTTCGGGATGCGTTCGTCTGAGGAGTGGGCTGAAGATCAGCTCGTGAAGAACCTTCGCGCTATGATCATGATGATGTACCCAAATGGCGATGCTCCTCTAACTGCGATTAAGTCGGTCTCGGAAGTGGTTCCAACTCCGACGCCCGAATACAGTTGGCTGACACAGCGCCTTGCTGGACACGGTGGTACATTCACCGAATTGTACACTGATGTCGCGCTTTCCAGCGCCTACACCTCTGGCGGTTCTGAGAATGATATTCTCTACTGCAAGATGGGCGCAACTGTTACTGAGGGCTCTGCGGATATCTACGAGTTCCTCGAAGGTCAGATTGTTACCTTCCGCTATTACAACGCAGCAGGTGGTGACTCACGTGCTGATACAGTGGCTGAAGTTGTCGACGACCCGGTGGCTAACGGAGCTAGCTCCTACATCAAGGTGAAGCTTCTCGAAGACGACCGTGGCGAAAACGATGCAAATTGCTCGTTCGACCTCTCTGACTGCAACGAAGTCTGGGTGACTGGTACTGCCTCGGGTGAAGGTTCTGACCCGATCGAAGCTACCAATCGAATCCCGACCAAGATTTTCAACTACACGCAAATCTTCCAGAATACTCTGGAACTCACTGGTACCGCTTTGGCGACAAAGATCGAAACCGGTGATCCACTCAACCAGGAAGAGCGTGAGAAGCTTCTCGATCACGGTATGGATATCGAGTGGGCTGGTCTGTACGGTATCCGTAAGACCATGACCGATTCCAAGACCAACAAAGAAAAGCGTCTCACAGGCGGCTTCGACTGGATGCTCCGCAATTACGCTTCCAGCAACCGTTTCCTCCTGCACCGCGACTCCAGTTACTCCAGCCAGGCATGGCTCAACTACGGTGACGATGCCCTCCTGGATGCCATGGAATCGTTGTATCGCTGGAACAAAGGTACGGATTACTTCGTCCTCTTGGGTTCCGGTGCGCAAAAGGGTCTGACTCAGCTAGCTCGTGCGAATCGTATCTCGAACGACTTCGAAGGTCAGACAATCGACTACGGCTTCCAGCTGAATCGTTGGGTGAATGACTTCGGTACTTGCTACACTCATATCTCCCCGCTGATGAGCCGTCACGCGTCGTTGCGTAACACGATGTTGTTCCTCAAGCCGGAAGATATCCACTTCCGTCCGCTGGTTGGTAACGGCGAAAACCGTGACACCAAGCTGAAGGATGTGACTACCACCGGTAAGGATGGGGTCAAGGAACAGTACATCACCGAAGGTGGGTGGGAGTTCCACAACATCGAACGTATGGGCTGGATCGAAGGTGTTGGTCTGGCAAACGTTGTGTAAGGTGATACATGAGCAATCTTAAGACCATAAGAGAGCTCCTAATCGACAAGAGTGGTCGGTTGGATCTCAATGACTTAGGCTACGATGAAGCATACATCGGTAACCTATACGTCAATGCGGGCCACCGGCTGCTCGACTCGTTAGTTGAGCGACCAGCAGAGCAACAGTGGTATGTCTCAGATGCTGTAACCACTGGTGGCGAGTATATCTTCAATCTCCAAAACCTGCGATCTGCGGATCAGGTGTGGGTTGTCGACGATACTGCTTCAAGTTCTGAGCAGGGTCGTTTCTTTGTCGAGCCGAAAGAGACCACTTGGATGTTAGCGGAGTGTTCCTATGGGACGGATTCTGCTGATTACGGAATCCCTACCTATTGGAGCTACATTCCGATTGGTCTTTCAAATGAATACCGGGCGAAGGTATCCGGAGATTATACCGATGTACCTGATACCGGCTACATGTCGTTTGGAAACTACTTCGGTTACGACGGAGTTCTTGTCTCACCTGCTTGTCAGGCTGATCTTTCTTTAAGGATTCTTGGAACCTTCTACGACGACTGGCTCACTAGTGATACAGCAACGACGTTTTGGATCACAAGACATCCTCAGATGATTCTTTTGGCTAGCCTCGCTGCGTTGGAAGCCATTGATAATCGCAATACCAGTGGGTATAACGACTATCTGAATGCTCTCCAACCGTTCATTCGAGGCATAGAATTTGACGCCATCCAGCATGAAATGGCCGCTATTGGGGCACTTCAGATGGGTGATTCATGGTCTGGGTTTGACTCATGAGAGAATACGGCAACGATATAACTGATTTCTTTACCGCTGGCCTGCGGACGGCTGAGGACGCCCGGACTAACGTGCCCGGTATGACTTCGCTTAACAATCTGGAGCCGTTCGAGAATGGCGTCCGCAGGTTCTCAGGGCCTGACTATTTTGAAATCGAAGATTATTTCAACTGGCCTTTCCCGCAGGTATTCAGAGGGATTGATCGCACGTGGGTTTTGACCAAAACTGCGGTGTATCAGTATCTTTATGGGCAGAATCAGTTTCAAGAATTTGACGATATTAAGAAATTTTCTAATACTGCGTCTACTTTTACTGTAACAGGAGGTGGTTCTTGGCACTTTGCTGATCATGGTCAGGCGGGTACCTTCTGTAATGGCAGTTGTATTTTGTACTTTAGTCCTTGGTTTGGTCCTTTTAGAGACGGCGTGGACGAGATTATAGTCGGCACCTCCCGTCCTATTGTGAATACGATAACTGCGCATCGTGGCAGGACTGTGGTTGGCGGCTTTGATCAAGGCGCAGGGATGAATCAGGGCTTCTTTGAAATGCTGAGGTCATGGGTAACAGGCGGTTATGACGTTGTCTTGGATGGTATATTCAGGATGGAGAATCAACACTGGTTGCCAGACGAACATATGATCCTATGGAGTAGTGTTGGCGGCAACTTGATGTGGCTATGGGAGACAGATTATGCAACTAGAGGTATAACTGGAGAGAATGACTACGGTTATTCGAGTGCAACGGGGCAGAGGCGTTGGTTCCACGAGCAGGTGAAACAGGCGGATCTCGGATGGATGCCGGTTCCTGAGGCGGGTTCGGTAGTAGGTTTGTCGGACATGGATCCATATTTGCTTATACTAGGGACAGAAATCACACGGGCGGTTCGTCCTGTGCAGACTTTCGGTTATGGTTTTGTAGAGCAAAGGTTCCCAGGTTGTATCTCCAGGAGTGCTTGGTGCAGAGGGTTGAATGAAACTATTTATATCTCAAACGAGGGTTACCTAATCCACATTGGGCGGGATTTAGAGATGACCAATCTAGGTTATAGAGAATTCTTTGATGCTTGGACAGATCTTAGCCTTGTGGCGATGTCGTATGACAACGATTCGGGCTATTTCTATATCGGAAACGGCGAAGAGCAGTTTGTACTGAAGGAAAGTAGTAAGTTGTTCAACATCCCTTATCGGATAACAGGTGTGACTTCTAAGCCTAGCGGCGAGAGTCTGTTATATGGCCGAAGGACTTTCTCCTTAACGGTTGAGGCAACCACTGAGTGGATGGACTTCGGTTATAGTGGGAACAAGAAGATAACATGGATCTTGTTCCGCGGCAAGGATTTGGATCATATTCAAGTTACCGTAGGTACGCGGTATGAGCAAGATGGGGAGATCTATACCAGCCGGGTTAAGGATGTGAACAAGGAAGGGGCTGTCTTCGTCGGTTTGTCTGGTAAAGAGTTTAAGATCCAGGTGGAGGGGTTAGACCCTTCGAACGACGTCGAGATTCACAAAATCGAAGTACGCGTCCAACCAGAAGACAAAACCTACTATCGAGGTATCCGTGCTAGTACGAGTGCTGCCGACGAACGTTGATCTGTTTTGGGAAACCAACGGTCATGTGGTAAAAGAATTAGTAGGCGCAGGAGAGAATGCTGAGAGAATCCGCGTCGCTTTGATTACCTCACACTTAGAAGCTTTTGTTCTTGTTAATGAAGAGAAGCAGAAGATCTATGGGAGTGTGTTAGTAAACTACACCCAGGATGAGATTCTATCAAAGAAGACTATGTTAATCTATATGATCATACCAGCCGATGATAGGTTGGAGAAGGAAGTCCTAAAAGAGGGCTTTCTCGAACTAATTGAATATGCAAAAGAGGCTGGGTGCTCCGGGATAGCAACGTATACTACCGAAGCATGGTCTAAGTTCTTACAAAGATTCGGTGCTGTGGAGCAGCGGTACTGTTACAAGGAGATATAAAATGTCTGGTGGAAGCAGTGGAGGCGGTGTCTCCTCGTGGTTGTGGGGATCGGCGGGTGATCCGTTGCGGACTACCTTGTTGACTCGTATGAACTGGATGGATGATTTTGTCTACGACAGAATAGGTGATACCTTCAACCCTTGGGATACAACTGGGTTTACTACAGATGTTACTACCACAGATATTGAGGGTAGAGCAGGCCCACAAGAGTCTAGTACACAATCTAGATTCAATTCAGATAATCTAAACAACGTCGTGAATTCCATAAGCTATGCTTTTGCTTACTGGAGAGATTATCTCGAGCAACATTTTATCGACTCTTTTGATACTGGCGAGGTAGGAACCTGGGTTGATAATACAGAAGAGTGGATGGAACAGATAGATGCAACGGCCTTCATTTTTGGTCTTGCTCAAGCAACACAATCAGCGGGTTTCGGTTCATCTTCCAGAGGACTCATGACGAGTTTTCTCTCGTCTGCGCGTAGTGTTCTTGGCGTGGTAGATGATGACCCGTTGGTTAAGTCGGTGTTCGATGATGCGAATACTCAGGCAGATACGGATATAATATCTGCTAGTCTGGCGGCGGGGAATGCTTCACGGCTAGAGTTGTTTACTACAACCAACGAAGCAGACGGTCGCGCAGATACTATGTTGGACTCGGGGGTTACTAAGGCAATTAACCTACTCTTGAACGACACAGATAACTATATCCAACTGGCATTTACCCAAGCTCTCACAGTTGCTCAGGCGGCTATTGATGACACTGTGATTGACTCCATCGTTGATGCTTTTGAAAGTAACCTCGAAAACGAGTTTTATCGTTCTAAGAACAGATTCGCTAGTTCAGCTGTTGAAGCGAATGCATCTAACGGACTGGCTTTCTGGGTGGGTATGGCTACGATCGAGAGTGATCATTCTAAGCAAATCACCCAGTTTCGGGCAGAGTTAGAGAAAGAGATATTCTATAAAACCCACGACCAGTTTATCTCAACTTTTACTACTGCACTACAAGTGTATATCTCGAACTACTTCAGTTATCTCCAGCAGTATCTCTCAACTTTTGCGGCACTCAAAGATACTGCCCTTAAAACTTGGTTGCAAGCATACTTGACGTTCCCTCAGATCTATGCTAATGCACTGGGGACACTCGCACAGCATGAGTCGTCAGGGTTTAATAATCTTGTTAAGTCGGGGGACGAGGGTGTTTCAAATTGGTTGAATGCTTTCAAAGGAATTCTCGATACCTCGTTGAGGAGTTTCGTAGCGGATAAAGCTAATAGTAGAACGACAGGAACTGACTTTGTCAAGACTACCGGCTTGGCTTATGCGTCGAATAAAGCGCAGTGGGCCGGTCTTTATCAAACATATACTCATAACCAATATCTGAGAGATAAGTCTAATCACGATGATATAATAAAGTGGTATAAAGAAAAAGCCGCTTGGGAAAATAACTTTATGGGTTATCCTATGGATATGTGGCAGGAGTATTCTAACATCGTGGCTGGTATGGCGGGTGCTACATCTTCGGTCGGGGGTACGAAACCAACTATGGCTGAGACGATCGGTGGTGGTATCGGAGGTGGTTTGGCCGCAGCTGCGTTGCCAGAAGCAGCAATGGCGGCGATACCCGGCGGTGCTCCAGTTGCAATAACCGCCGGTATATTGGCAGGATTCTTAAACGGATAAAAGAAGTGTTACAAAATGTAACACCGCTTGGAGGATAGAGAGATGGAAGAAAGAACGATTAGATTTAAGAAACCTGTGAACCCACCACTGACTACAACATTTAATCCTATGGAAAAAGCCCCTATGGGTGTGATGCCAGAGGATATAGGAAAATCCGCAACCATGCCCGCTAAGCGCGCAATGGGACTGGCTACTCTCGGCAAGGCTTTCGCCCCAGAGAACAAAGCCGTCCAGACAATCGCTGACTATGCTCTGCAGAGTGCTGGGCAGGAGGTCTTGGCAAAAGCCATTGATGAGGTTAACCAAGGATACCAACCAAACCCTGATGATCTCGAGATCCTTGATCCAACTCAGCAGAAGCAGGTTCAAGACGCAATGATCCAACGGAATCAATTCGAGTTCCAAGAAACCATGTTTGCTCACCAAGCTCTAATGGAACAAGCCAAGGTTGATATTGACCAGCAGTTGGCAGATATCGAAGATCGTATGGAAGAGATTAAGATAGAGAATATAGAGGCTGAGACTAGTAAGACAAAGAAGGAAACCGAAGCAATAGGTGCGGCTATACAAGAATTCGATCAAACTCAGGTCCCCGGAGTTATGTCGCGCACAGATCCAGAAACAGGCAAAGTTGTATATGATATAAACGAAGACGTATTCTTCAAAGCACTATCTCTCGAAAACGCCGGGGGTACACGAGCCCCTCGTTCTACCAACGACAGAATGATGGGCGCAGTTACGGTAGCTAGCTCTTCCGGATTACTCCCGGATATCAGCCGCGCTCAGGGTATGTACAGTAAGGGATGGGCAACGTACTTCAAGCAACTCAACGATATTGCCAATGGCAGGATGGTTCGCCGGATGGAGGCTGATGGGACAGTTAAACCCTTCACCCCTTCAGAAGAAGAGCAAGTCAGGGCCAGACAGATTTTGGATAGTTTTGATTTCCCGTACTTAGGTGCAGAGACTGGGACTGAATAATGCCTGAATACATAAATCCTATGCTTCGATTCGTCGCGAAGGAAGTAGGACGGCGAGCAGAAAAGCCTAAGATTGACTTCGACGCAGCTTATCAAAAGTACCTCGACATCGGTGCTGCGGAGGGTCGACAGACGAAAGAACCCCAGGAGTGGATGGATATTCTTTCAGTCAACCCCGAAATGCGTCAAGATGCTTATAATATTTATAAAGAGGATCTATCTTGGGAAGAGTGGAATCACTTTATTAATTACTATAGAAAACCAATGCCTATGATGCAGGAGTTTGCTAAGATTCCTGAAGCTGCGATGGGTGAAGTGATAGAAGGTTATGGTGCTTGGTTTGAATTCGATGATAATGCCAAAGCAATTTTCCAACACGTTGTAAATGCTGACGTGAGAGAAAAAGGCTATATGCCGCCTCAGATGTTTGAAGGCGAAGAGACGGAAATAAACGTAGAAGAGTTCCAGAAGTTTGGCTCTCAGATGTCGGAGGAGAGTAGATCTTATTTCGAGTATGATTCAGTTGAAGATCATATTTTCAACGGATTGAGAACTAATATAACTTCCGTAGGGTCTAGTGCCCCGACTTGGCCGTTGGGTGTAGGAGCGTTTCTATCCACTGCAGCGACTACCAGGAACATGCCAGCGGCAGCACGAGTTGGCCAGTTTGCGGCCAACTTAGGTCGTTACGGAATGTTCTTCTATTCCGCAAAGAAGGATCTTATTGACAGTACCGAACGTACAGCTAGGCACATCTATGCTCGAGAGGGTTTGTCTGAAGAACAGATAGATCAGAAGATTCTCGAGGGCCGTGAAAAGCTGATGGAATATGGCAACATGGCTGGTGCAGTAGAGCTTGGTTCTGAGGCTGCGGGCGATCTGTTCTTTGTTCGGGCTCTTGGGTTCTTGGACAAGCCGTATGCTAAGGGGTTGATGAACGCCTGGGCACAAGGTATCGAGAATGCTACCAAGGCTGCGCCGATTGAAGGAGCAGAGGAAGTCATAGCTTTTCTCGGCCAGCAGGCGATAATGAAGAGGTATCTCGAAAAAGAGCTTGGTCTTGAACTGGAAGAGGGTGACTTACCTGACCCAGTTGAAGGGGCTCTCTATGCGGGTACAACAGGTGCGGTGGCAGGGGCTATTGGTGGCGGGGCAGCTACTCCCCTCCAACGTCAATTTGGTCAGAAGTATGAGGAGAAAGACCCTGATAGGAAAGCATCTAACATAATCGCTAAGCGTCTGATGGAACGTGTCCGGCGTGCAGATATGGTGCCGGCATACTATAACGTTGGGGAAGTTGTCGAGCTGAGGGATGGGTCGTCACTCATTGAGGTTGTTAGACAACTTGACGACAACGTGTATCAAGGCAGGGTGAAGGGGGATAAAGATGGTGATCTAATCCACTTCGACCGCTCAGACGTGCGCTTATACGAGGGAACAGCCGTACCAACTCTGCGTAATATCCGAGATATGATCATCCGTCATGCGCAGACAAATCCTTATTATGAAGGAAAAGTAACTGACCCAGAGTCTGGTAAGACTGTATCTATCGAAGACCCAGAAGCTCGCGGTGCCACCCGCCGGAAGCCTGCTACGAGGAAACAAGCTAAGCTCCAAGCAGACATTGCGGAGTACCTCTTACGAGCAATGGCAGTTTCTGAAGACAAATCCATTGATGAATACATAGAGGATCACCTCCAAGCGTTTGTCGTTGAAGGTAAAATGACCGACTTCATTCTCTCGAAAGAGGCAGGACGGAGTGAGGAGATACTTCTTCAAGATTTGAATGGCGGAGAGGTTCAGGCTGACTTTACTAAATTCTCAGAGCTGTTTGAATACTACCGTTTGCAAGAACTTCAGTTACTTAACAAGGAGGAGATCGATTTAGTTTACGACACTCTACCTGAGTATATCTTCTGGTTGATAGAGAAGGCAGATGAAGAAGCTGATAGTACACCAATCATAGGAAACCTCGACGTAGATCGTCACTATCAGTTTGACGCAGTTCACGGGTTGGCTCAGATAGAAGAAGGAACCGTCCAGGCGATTATAACATCCCCTCCGTACTTTGGAAAGAAGCATATTGACTATGATATTGGTGAGGGTGATCTTGGTCGTGTTGACACTGAGGAACAATATCTAGAATACATGAAGCATGTTCTTATCCGCTCTCAGCGTGTGTTGAAAGAAGACGGCGTAATGGTGATCAATATTAGTGACACCCGCCAAGGTGAATTCTTCCTCACTCCTGAGAAACTTGCTGTGTTGGCTCAAGACGTCGGTCTCCATGTGTTTTCCAAGACCCGCTGGCGGAAGACGAATACTCGGCGTAAAAGGGAAGGCGCACCTACACAGTTGACTGAGGATATCTTTGTCTTATCGAAAAGTAAGAAGCCAAAGTATCACACCAAGAAGATACAGGGAAAAGAAGGTGAGCCCTACGTACGTGGGGATGTGGTAGAAGGAGCACCAGCTAATATCCCATGGCACCCTGCGCCAATGCCTCGTAGTCTTGCTCAACTATTCATCGATGAAGCTACAGATCCCGGCGACGTGGTTGTTGATCCGTTCTCTGGCTCTGGCACAGTTGGTAAAATCTCTGCTGAGAATGGTCGTCACTTTGTTGGATTCGATCTTAATAAAGAATACGTGGAACGCTCCAACGCTCGGTTGCTAGCCGAAGAGCGAAAGGGTAAAGGATTTGCTCTCTTCCAAGCACCGCATCATAGCGAACTTAATAAGACTGTAGCTGAGTTTTTCTACAAAACAAAAGCAGCCAAAGCAATGGCATCTCTGGGGAATCCTAAGTCTCCTATCAAAGTGTTCCGCAAGAAAGACAGAATGCCCATCAAGGATTATATTAAGGCGTTGGAGATATACGGGATTGATCGTGGAACTATTCACTCAGCAGGGTTGTATTCTATAGCTGAAGAATATCCAGATATGATTCTCGGGCCTGACTTCGACGACATGCCGGGTGATTTGCTTTTGGTTGAAACAGATGGAATTAATTTGTCTCGTTATGGGACAACTAGAATGGACATAGAAGAAGTAAGTAGTACTGGATACAATACCTTTGAAGGAGACGTGGTAGCTATTAATTCTAATAGCAACGAACCAGTTGTAATTGGTCATATCTCTGTTGAGAAAAAAGATTTAAAGTATCAAGAATCTTATGCAAAAGATAGAATGATGGTAAGTGGTTTAGCTCAGGTTCATATATATGATAAAAGAGGTTCGGAATACGATCAAGTTATCCCGGTGAATATTTCAAATAGTGTTAAGTTGCAAGAGCTTTATGACGTAACACCGTTGAAGTTTAATCAAAGACCTGCTGACTATGTAAAGGATTTTGTAGAGGAAGGTGATCATATGCATCTAGCCCTTCCGAAGAAACATCTCCTAGCGGAAGTTTTAAGAGCATATTTTCCAGAACACTTTTCATTGCGGGAGATGATTAGGAAAGTTAATTTCTTGGATTCTGTTACGCTTGGTCCTTATGAAGTGGCGCTTCCTTTTCGTAAGTCTGAATCGGTGAGTATGGATATTTATAGAAAGCGTGATGACTATGTAAATCTTATGCTTACGTTTGAAGCCATATATGCCGAGACAGCTGATCCAAACGAATCTTCTACTAGAAAAAGTGCTTTAATGAATACTTTTTATTATCCAGAAAAAGAAGAGTTGTTGATTCATCCATTACCTAATAAGCATGTTGATCCTATTACAATAAGTATGTCAAGTAGTCAATATAGTGTTTTATTCAATCACGAATTAGGCGAAGACGGGAAGATGACCTCTGTGAACGAGGATCTTGTTGATTTTATAAAAGGAATTGTGCTACAAGAGAAACTAATTGACGGGTATGA